TCAGATAAATCTTTATTTAAAGTAAAATCTCCATAGTAGCCAGTGCCATTGCCATGAAAAATTCTTTCTTTAACCTTTACCTTGCCATATCTGGTTACAGCAAAGTTTAATAACTCATACATGTTGCCAGCATGCTTTAATATCTTTTTCACTTAACTCTTCCCCATTGTATATAGTTCCATCCACGCTCATGTGCGTAGTAAATAAATACTTTAACTACCGTTTCCCAAAAGGCAATTGCACCTGACAGGCTGGCACTTCTTGTTATAACATAGGCAACAACAAATGAAGAAAGTGTTCCCCATATGCGATAACTTAATGCCTTGGCAAAAGATCTGGCCCTAGTTACTGTCATCTTTATCTTTCTTCTTAAACATTGCTGCTACCATTCGGTCGTCAGCATCATTCATTGCTTTTCCTGATTTTTCTAATTGTTTAAATACCCAACTGCTTGCGTTTTTCAGTAGCCGATATAGCATGAATGTCTGCCCCCAAATCTACTTGTTCAATCTTGTACCCTACATCTCTACCGTATACAATATTAGTAATGTTAGGTAATCTTAATACTAATGCGCCATCCATAAATTCATCTTTAGCAATATATTCTTTTACCTTATCAAACTTAAGAGGATCCTTTTCGCTTGTGTTGTATGTGTTGCGAACACCAAGTAGTACCTGGTCAGTTCTCTTGCCAGCCTCTTTGTAAAGGGCATGGTGGCCTTCGTGCCAAGGCTGGTATCTACCTAGCATTAGAGTTGTAGGTGCGGACCAATCATGTAAATTAAACTTTTGAATGATATGAGATGCTTTTGCTTCTGAATCTAAGTTGTGGCTAATAAAAGATACGTCAAACTCTGTTGGTCTCTCAAACATTTTATTGGTATCTTCAAAGCGACCTTCTGCAAGCGTGTCCATAAACACAAGAATATCTGGCTTACCAAATGCTGCACGAGTTATATCTGTTGGACACACAAAGTCTACAATTACTGGGGCAACTCCTTGTTTTGCAATAAGCCTAGCCATCTCACCCATGCGTCTTGCTTGTTCAATTCTATCTTCTGATGTGAAACTTAAATCTGAGTTTACAGTCGCACGAACTTCATCTGCATTAAGATGAATTGCATTTATACGTTCTTTTAAGGCTTTTGCTAATTCTGTTTTACCAGATCCTGGCAAACCAATTATTTGAATAATCATTAAAGCTCTTTCTGCTAAATAATTCCTGTTTCTTCTACAGCGTCTACTTGGTCATCTATTGTTCTTAAAATATCAATATGCAACTCGGAAGAGCTGCATATTGATTGTCTACTCATAATTAAACTTTCTTTGGCTTTCCAGTTTTCTTTGGAGCCATATTAGTTTCTCTGCGTATACCATGTTTATTCTTATCAACCTTCATTGGTCGCTTTTGTGTTGGAAGACCAGATCTAAATTTTCCTTGATTTGGTTTCTTTCTGCCAACTTCGTTAGAGCTTACTGCACCAGATGGTTCATTATTTGGCGGAGTAGTCATACCAGTTCCATTTTCACTCATTGATAAATTGTCTTGTCTGCTCAGGTGTTGAAGTCATGTTTAATGTTAAACCAGCTTCTCCATCTCTTGAAACATCTGTGACTGTAGCTGGGGCAATCCCTGTTGTGCTTCCTACTGATTCACATCCGCATTCAAAACACATTACTACTTACCGCCGTTGTTTACGCCTGCGCCATCTTGTGATGACTTATCCTGCGCTGCTGGGAATGATCCAGTTGCTGGTGAGTAGTCGCCTGTTGCGTTAATATCGTTTGTTCCTGCTGGCTTGCGATTTGCTGTAAAGCCGTCTAAGTTTAATCCGTCTGTCATTTTATTTCTCCTATAGGTTTGTATTTAGATGGTTCTAGAAGTCCATCTATGAATCTATTATAGCATTTAGTTGATTAAGATTTATACTGTAAATTATAGCAATCTGTGCATATTGATATGGTATTTGACTGCGATAGGGCCATTCTTGTTGCCTTTTTACTGCACCCTTCAATTTCGCAATTACTTTGAGTCATTATTTAACTTTTTTCCCAAATCTAACCCATACTCTTTCGTGTAAATAATAACCTAAAGCTTCCCATCCAATGTAAATTAAGGCTCCAAGGCTCGCATACTCCCACTCACCAGTAAATAAAAATATTACGCCCGCCACACCAACAAGGTGAAATGTTTCCCAGCTTGCTGTTTTTAATAAAGTTCTTTTATTTGATTCCATACCACTATTCTATCATTTAAATATTAAAGGGGCAAGACCTAAGCCCTGCCCCTTTAATTGAAGTTATTTACTTCTTTAATGCAACCTTTAGCTTAGGGAACTTCTTGTTCCACTTTGTTGCTAGAGCGTTGTACTCTTTGATATATGTAGCCTTAGCAAGATCTGAAGCTGCCTTTGCTGTTGCTGCTGCTGCTGTTGCAGTTGCAGAATCTGATGCACGTCCAGCCTTTTCTGCTGCTAGAGCATCTTGTGCTGCTTTGAGTGCTGCATTAGCTGTTGCTAACTCTGCATTCTTTGCTGCTAGTTCTGCTGCAATATCACGGACTACAATTGTAGCGCTTACAGAACCAATTGGCGCTGATAGGCCTGTCACGGCTGTTGCTACTGTTGCATATGCAACTACTGTGATTGAACCAGTTGCAGGAACTGTTACTGTCTGCTCCTTGGTTCCAAGTGTTGCTACTGCTGTGTCAGTTGTCAGCGCTGTTGCCAATGCTGCTCCAGAGCTTGAAACCAAAGTATTAATTGTGGCTCCACCCTTTAGATTACCAAACACATCGTATCCTGATACCTTAAGTACCTGTGATGTACCTGCTGCTGCTGATGCAGGAGCGGTTAGTGTAATTGAGTTCAAAGCACCTGCGGTACCTTGTACATAATAAACTGTTGTAGTTCCAGCACGAGTAATCGATACTGATCCTACTGCTGTACTTTTAGTATATACATAAAAGTCTGCTGATGTTCCAGTTCCTGTTGCAATTGATAGCGTTGAGGTTCCAGATGATGCTGTTACTGCTGCACCAGTTGCTGATAGAGCGGGTACAAGTGTTGCGTTTACTGCAACTGCTGTTACTGCTGTTCCAGTGTCTACGCCTGTTACGGCAATCTTCAATGCATCTGCTGCATCTACACTGTTATCTGCTGGTACTGGTAGTGATACAGGAGTTGTTACTACTGTTCCACCCGTTGCTGCAGTTCCCGCCACCGTTAGGGTGACAGTTCCAGCATTAGCCTGAGCTGCTGGCGATACAAGCATTGTGCTAGTCAGGGCTGCAGCGATGATTAGCGATACTTTCTTAAATGAGTTCATTTAATTTATTCTCCTTTTTACCTGCCTCTGTTGAGTACAGGAATCTATGTGGTATTTTTATATCACAATATGTAAGACGTTTATGTGACACAAATGTTGCGTTTAATTTAATTCATTTACTCTAACTTGAAAAGAACAGGGGTCTCCGCCCTCTTCCCACTCTTGCATTTCTTCGTCAGACATTGGGGGAGCATCATGTGTATTGCAAAATACATCTGAAATCCATCCTCGATCATAGCCATTTTTAAGCCATATTTCAAACTCTACGTGATTTATATATCCTTCGTCAGGATCTAATTCATCCACTGCTCGATCTCCTTTAGCATTAAATGTTTTGGCTTTGCCCCAATGATTCTTTTTACTTCTTCTCCATTTTCAAAAACAATTGTAGTTGGTAAAGATATAATCCCATACTTTTCTACCATACTCTTATTTTCGTCAGCATTTATTTTACCAACCCATATCGAGCACTCCTCAGATATTTCATCTAAAATTGGAGAAAACATCTTGCACGGCCTACACCACTCTGCCCAGAAATCAACTAAGATTACCTTGTGGGTAGAAATAGCTGTTTGAAAATTGTTGTCGTCGACTATCATATTATACATTATATATAATCAACGTCTTGGTGTCAATAGAGATTGACATCGTTAGGTGTCATCTTTAATCTAATTACATCTTGAGCTTCTTTTGGCAAGCTTCTAAATGCCCTAGTTTTTTTAATTATTTCACTGTCTTCTGGTGCTAAATTGACAAAAATTGCTATAACGTAATCCTTTTCATCAGATGACGGATACTCTGGTCTATTGTGGAAGTCTTCGTCTCCCTTTAGAAAGACTGCTGAGTTAGTAACACTTGGAAAGTCTACTCCCTCAACCGTCAAGGGCCAGTTGAGGGTTGAATCTACAATAATATTTAACGTATGAGTGGCATAAAAGTCATCTACGTGATTTCCTAAAGACGGGATCACGCCGTCTACTATTTGATACTTTACGCATTGAGTATAAACTATTTCTAGGTTGTCTACATTAAATCCGTCTCTAGAAGTTTTAACTAATAATTGATTTATCTCTTCAGGAAAATGAATAGTGTTCCAGTATCTACCATATATTTTTGTGTAATTAAAATCTTTTGAATTCTCTATATGCGAAACCACATGATCTTTAATTAGATTAAAGTCTTTGTCGTTAAATAAATTTTCTTTGTAAAAAGATTTCACGATTCTCCCTTAATAAATAAATCTTTTTGTCCTGTTTAATTCTTTTTTTAGCTTTCTTTTTCTATATAGATAAATAATTTTTTTAATCATTGAACAGGCCTCTTTTTTCTATTTCTTTCATAAAGCATGATGTCCAGTATTGGTGGATAGCGCTTCCACTGTGTCCGTCTCTCTTTTTTAACACAGAGTCTGGAACAGACATTTTGGGATAAAGATTTGCAATAAACTCAAAAAGATCCTTTCCATTCATTTCTATAAAATATTGACCTATATACTTGAGATGACTAAGGTTGATATTGTCATCATAAATCCAAGTAGAGTATAAAAGCTTAATGTTATTTGATTTACAATAAGAAACAAGCATGCTCCATCCAACTGCAAACTCTATATATTGCCTTCTGTATTCATTAAAATCAATTACATTTTCTTTTGGGACAAATTTAGCTGCCCTGTTCTTTTCTCTTTGTGTGACTGGACGTCTGCTTGGAAGTTCTAGATATTTTTGATTGTATTCCCATCCTTCTCTTTTGTCGTTCCAGTAAAAATTTCTTCCAATATTAGGCAGCAATACAAAAAAATGAGTAGGAGCTCCGTATTTTTCTACGTAAGTCATTAGACTTAAAGCTACTTTATGCCATCCGTTACCCGATCTTGCTAAAGAATAGTATCCGCCGATATCATATTTTTGCTTTAATTCAGAATACAAATTGTATGCCCATAATTCATTTAAATTACCGCCCACGCCTTCTGTTTCAGAGCAGCCTCCAAATACTACATGATATTTTTCTTTATGATCTTTAGTAAATTCATCGGATCTAAAAAAATCTGAGTTGTACTTATACGAGACAAGCCCGTCGTCATCACCACTCTCTGTCTTAAATGGCAAATGCGTAAAAGTTCTTGGCCACTCATTTCTATTTTCACCAAAATTGTTAAACCATGTTGCATCAAATTCATTATAAAAGGCGTCTATAGTTCCTGAACTATTTAAAATATTAGCGTTAGTTATTTCAAACGGATCATTTTTGGTATTCAACTTTGCTCCTTAAATATATATCATAAAATCCTAATGTGTGTAACGCAATGGCGTCTACTGACCATTCTTTATTTAAGAATAAAAACTCATTTACAGACTGGTACGTTCCATATGGCGCATCTTCAATTATACCATCGTAAATTAAGTAATCATTTAGCCCTATTATTCCCCCAGGCTTAATCATGTCCTTTACTTTATTTAATGTATCTCTAATTAATCTTCTATCATTAGATAGGTCTATGTAGACATAATCATATTTTTTATCTATTGTATCAAGTACTTGTGGTACGCTTCCTTTAATTACATTGACACCTGTGTATTTACTAAATTTATCCTTAATGTATTCCATGTGTGTCTCTGGAGTATACAGAAGTTCATGTTTTGGATTGCACTGGCAACTTCCAAATTTTCTCCAAGACCAGCATTTTAGATCTTGATTGTACCAGTCTACTAAATCTACAGATAATGGATTTCTTGAGCTAACTACTATATCTGAGTAGTAGCCCCAAGCAACACCCAGCTCCATATAGTCACAATTTAAGGGTAACGTTTTTATGTATTCTTCTCTGTTTGAGTATACACGAGCTTTGCTTAGTTGTGATTGTTCTATGTGGTGCGAACTTTCAATTTCGTCGTTGGCTAAATTTGTTATTTGATTAAAATCAAATTGTCTGACTGGTTTTTTTGGCACCTAGATATCCTCTGCCTAAGACCATTTAGATTGCTCATCAAGAATTAAGCTTTTAGTGTCTTCATAAATCTTTTGTATTTTATCAAAACCCTTGGTGTTTAAAAGCAAATCCTTTGCCTGATCATAAGGATCAGGCTTCTTTTCTACTGGGACTGCGTTGTTATATCCAGGCTCACCCTTATCGTGCACACGTATCTGGCTTTTGGCCTCTGCCTTTAATTTTTCAATGTCGCTATTTTTTGCATCCATATCCAGCAAAGACTTAACCACATACTCTATGTCTGTGGTTGCCTGCTCAAAAGTAAATGGCTTTAAGTTTTTAATATTCTTTTCTATTCCGTAAGCATAGTTCTTGTATACATAAAAATGCTCCATGATCAGTCTATCTAAACTTACATAGTTATATTCATGTGGCTGAGCTATACCGCTAACAATACTATTGCCTAGACCAGACATAATTTTTGTAATTACTGAGGGTATTAAATCTACTGGATCTCTTAGTATTGTTGTTTGAGTTATACCGTCAAATTTTGCTAGCAAAGCTACTGGGGTATGAACCCTTAAAATAAATGAATCGACATAGATATTGCCACCATACTCTACATCCTTAAGTAGGGATATTTTATGCTTATATAAAACATATTGTAGCCATGCAGTTCCGCTTCTCGGAGCAGAGTTTATCAATATCTTGTCGTTTATCAAACGATTATGTATCCTTTAGTTCGTCCGCTGCTGCATTGAATTTATTCATAAATGTTTGAATAACCCAAACTGCAGTTTCTCCAGCATTAGCAGCCATTGCTTTTGAAGATTCTTCCGTCCTATCTTCAATGGCAAGACCATTGTACCATTTTTGGTACAACTCCTCGCCAATTTCTTTAATAATTTCTTCTAATACTGTCATGTTAGCCATTTATTTTCTTGTTCCAATCTGCTTTAATCTTAGCAAGCTTTTCAGCAGCAGCCTTGATTTCTAGTTGGTACTGTGCCTCGGCTGCAGCAATTTCTTTAGCCGATTCTGCTACAAGAGCAGCCTTTGCCTCAGCAGCCAATTGTTCTGCGGTTTTAACCACAGGCTTTGGTGTAGGAGTTGGTGCTGGGGCCTGTGCAACTATTGCTGTTTGAGAAGACATAATAAGCTTTCCCTCTTGTCCTCTTGCACCCTTGATTATCTTAGAATTTGCATTCAGCATACCAATAACTTCATTATATGAAGCGTTAGGATTTGAAGATTTAATTCCAACCCACACTGCTGCTGCAACTTGTGTTGAAATTGAAGACCCCATTGCATTTCTAATTTGTCCTCCTGGAATCATAACCTGCATGTTTCCAGTAGCATAGTAATCTAATCTGTTTTTGTCAAAATTAGAATTGTTATCTATTTGCTCATATTGATCAGACATTCCAATTGATATTGAATCATTAATGCATCCTGGCCACGATAGTCTTGATAGGTCTCGCATATTTCCTGCTGGAAAAAATGAAGGGATTCCTGCTGTGACCAATGAGGATAGCATGCCACGCAGAGTTGGAGTTGCAGGGCAATAATCTGTTGCTGTAGTTAGGATTGCATGGTTAGCTTGTGACATGGAAACCGCTTGAATGTTAAACTTTTCTTTATTATCTAGTACCCACTTGAGGGCCAATGATACTCCGACTTCACCAGTGGACTGTCTCATTCCAGTTGTGGTATTTCCAATAATTCTAACAAACACGATTTTAATATTTGGATTAGTTCTAACAGCAACGGAAGCCATTTGCGTTCCATGATCAAATCCATTTGAAGAAATCATGTTAGAAGGAAGAACCGCTGAACCAGTTCCTTCCATAAACTTCTGTCCGTTTGGACATGAGGCCCATTCTAACACACAAACTTCATGTGCAATCTTATCTTTAAAGATTGGCAACGAAGTGTCTAGAGCTGTGTCTAGAATAGCTAATGTAGGGGCTTTTGGTTCCGCCTTTGCCTCTACAGCAAAAAATAAAGTAAATAGTAGTGATGTTGCAGATACTGCACTTATTAGTTTTTTATTCATAATGACATTCTACTAAATTAGTAGGCAGTTTGTCAAGAGTTTCTATCTAGTCGTCGTTGATACCATTTCCCAGCATCAAGCTGTGGCTGTTGAAGGTTGTTTGCCTCTATTAGGGTTGCAAGCATATTGTTAACTAGATCTAATTCAAATTCTAGCTTGATTACTTGCATCTCTAGCAATCTAAGTCTTTCAGATTTTCTCATTCTGTTCTATCCTCTGGTGTAGGGGCGGTTGCTAATGTACCGCAATTTGCACATTCCATGTCTAAAAAGTATGTAGCAATATCAAAATTTTCAAAAACAACTTTTAGGTTCCAGACAAAACATCCGCAGGGACAAACATGGGTTGGTGTTCCACGAATGTCCATAGCCATATCGTAGTTTTCTGGCCTTAGATCGTTTATGTCCATAAAGTTTATTATACTCTAAATCTCTATTATTGTAAATGGTGGTCTAACCGACATATTAAATTTTGCTGCTGCATCTAGAGCCATTCTAACACGCTTTCTAGGAGTTTTAATTGCTGTAGTAGAAAAAAGCGATCCAAGAGCTAGCTCTTGTCCAGCACCTTCAGCCATGTATTGAACATCAGCCTCTCCAACGTGAAAGTCAGAGTCCATTGTAAATATTCTTCCAGCGCCTTGTACGGCTATTATAAATATACCACCAGCATCGCCATCATCTGTTCCTGTACCAAAACTTCCATATCCTTGTTCTTTAAATGCATCTTTGATAGACTCAATAAACTTTGTTCTGATGAACTTATCTAGGTTTCTGTATCCCGTTGTTGGTTTGTATACAGGTGGGGTCCAGTTGTATTGTAATATCTGACCCATTCTAAAACTATCAACAAACGCTATACCAAACTGACCAACTTTAAATACTTTTGGATCAGTTCTTTGAAATATCAATCCGCTTTTATCGTCTGAGGCAGCAGCATCTCCGCCAAGGAGTACTTTGTTTTCATGAATTAGGGCTACTACACAGGTCATAAGATAAGTATACTATTTTTAAATTATATAGGCAACCTTATTTTTCATCAAAATCAAAGCCATTTAGCTCTCTAAGGGCATTTTCGAGCTCTGACTTAATTAAAATTAACTCCTCAATTGTTTTATAATATTTATCTTTCCAGTCAGTCAATTCTTTTTCTAATTGATATAGCTCAATTTTTAAATCTTTAAGCTCTATTTTTAATAAGTCTTGCTCACGCTCTTTTTGTCTATTTTTCTCTCTCTTGCTCTCGCTCAGACCAGCAATAATTGCCGTCCCCATGCCAGACAATAGAGCAGCAGATATTGCAATAATTATAGTAGTCAGATCTAGATTCATTATACATTAATTATACCGTATTACATATACTAAATTAATAATTCAGAAGCGGTAATCTCTAGTCCAACATACTTCTTTTTTAAAACAAAATCTTTTACTGCGTCTGACCCTAGCTGTCTGCCAGCCAATATGATCAGCCATCTTGGCTCAAATTTAGAAGATATGCAGCTTTCGCACATCAATAAGTTGATAGGCACTAGAACCGACTTCTTAAGACTTAGCTTATTTTTTGTTTTATTGCATGAATAGCATAATACTTTATCCACTTGTTTACTCCTCTATGTGTGTAAAAACAATTTCATCCATAATTGAAAACTCAGAATTATCTATCATTTCTTCATGTTCAACTTCATCTTTAATATATTTTACTAAAGATGCGTATGCTCCAAGCTTTTCTGTTGATCCGTAGCACCCCAAATCATGAATAAAGACTATCATGACTCTGTCATAATACTCTCGCACTAGGAACCCCTTCCAGCTCACATCTTACTCCATATGATTCTAGCAACTTTTTAACTTTAGTTACATATTCAATCAACATTTCTTTTTCTAAGCCTTGGTATTGTATAAAGTTATCTTCATATAATCTTATTGCTAAAAATTCTGGATACTTAACTATATCCATTTGTAAGTTGTGCACTGGGCGCTTAATCCCTCTTAATGCTTTTGCCATATCCTGTGTGTAAAAAACTGGTTTGTTAGGCTCCCCAGTCCATTGATTAATTCCATATTTAAAATGATCTTTATTTTTATCAATGTACATTCTTTGCCTTCAATCTTTTCCAAACTTCTTTTGTCTTGTGTATATTTCTAGGTTTGTCTATGGACCCAGAATTTAAATAGACGCCACCCCAAACTCCATGCTCATTATTTTTTACACCAGACTGGTAACACATTTGTATGACTGGGCAGGATAGGCATGCCTCATCTATGTTTTGTGCTATCTTTTCATCAATTTCATATTTTTCGTAAAATAAGTTTGTATTCATTCCACGACATATAGCAAGATGCCACCAATCAAAATCATCTTCATCAATGCCTAAACTATTTAAGATACTTGACATATTTTTTTGGCAACCTCCAAGATCCATTTTCATTTAGGATAAACGTTTTAAATGTACCCCAACTGTCTTTATGATACATTCCATTTACATTAAAGTACCCAGAGGCATCTTTTTCCCACACAATTAAATCATAATTATTCCAGAATGAATCCTGCAATAAATTATTATATCTTTTAATAAAGATTTCTACTCCAATTGTGTTTAAATGTAGCATTACTTCCTGCTTGCCATCTTTACTTGATCCATAATTCTTTTTCTAAATTCTACATCAATATCATCTAGATCAGAGTGCTCTAGGTGGCAAAATATCATATCGCAAACATCATCTTCTTTAAACTCTACTGGTTTTCTTGAATGAACCTGATGGGTGCCAGAGAATGTTAAAGCTTGATTATCCTTTAAGGAATATTCTTTGCCATTAACTATTATAGGCCAGTCTAATGTTGATTTCATTTGTATATCAAAAGTCAACATTGGCTTTGTAAACACCGAATCTATGTGGAAATCTAGATTTGGCGCTATATGAGAACTTGTGTCATACCGTGCAAATTGAATTCCCAAGATATTGATTCTTTTGCCGTACTCTTTCTCGACAGCATCCTCAATAGTATTGTATATATCTTCTGCACCACTAGATCTTGAATCAAATTCTTTAATATAAAATACAGTTTGTCCCCATGGATTTTGATTCTTAATCTTGTCTTTTGGACAATTTTCTACAGACTTATATATTCTATCTATTTGATCTTGTGTAAAAATATTATCGATAATTTTATTCTCTATGTCTGGATTCATTAGTATTGCCTCAAGTGTGAGGAGTCCTCCCCTTCATTAACCCATAAATTCTTAGAAGCCTCAGAATTATATTCTAAGTTTGGAACTTCCATTCCAATATCAAAAGTGTACCAAGTGGGTAAAGTAAATCTTAAACCTGAATCTACATTTTTAACATAATGTAGATAAGAATTGTTTGCTGGGAACAGTACCATGTCGCCAGCTTTTGGCTTTATTTCTAAATCGTAATCAGGCCAGCCGATTTCTCCGCCCACATAGTTATCATTTGGGTAGATTAGAGCAGTAATGTTTAATTTAAAATAGTTTGATTTTATAAGTGGAGATCCGTCTGGATACTGGCAATCTGAGTGTAGTCCACTTGACATTTCTGGTTGCCACTTAACAATATGGAATGGGTTCCATGGCATTCTCTTTACCTTAATTCCATACTTTTTAGAATAGTTTTCCTGTATTAACTCATAAACCTTATCCGCACATCTTTGCATGATATTAAACAGTTCAACATTTTCTTCGTATATCTTTTTACCTGTAAGGGTCTTACCGCCAGAAAATTCTGGGTCATCTTTGTAGAGCTCTACATATGACATTATGGTGTCAATCTCATCTTGTGTTATGAAATTGTTTACATGTATAATGTTGTCTTTTGACTTTCCTATTTTGTCAAAAAAGTTTTGATAATAACTCCATATCTCATCGTACATTTTTTTCGATCTCCTTTTTAAAAGAATTAAAAATATGCTCTTGGTCCATATTTCCAATCATATAGAAAAACCCATCAAAGTTGTGCTTGTTTAAAAAATTGTTTGTTCTTGGATCCCAAGATGTCCAACATAAATCTATTCCTGCAGCTTTACAATATTGTTCTAGCGTAAAAATTGACTGTATATACTTTAAAGCCAATAGCTTTGGAGAAACATCATGAGGGTAAGCCATCAGGTTATGTTCTATGCCACCATCTTCTTTTCTATACATCTTGGGCTTAAAACCCTTAGCTTCTGGCCACCAGCCGTAAGCCCTAATCATCTCTGGCATCAGCACGAATATCTTTGATGGCTTTCCGTATGAGTTAATATATTTTAAAATGTTATATATTATTCTATTAGAGTCAGCTCCTGGGTAGGATAGGTTTACAAACTTAGACTTATCTTTATAGAACTCGTTATGTATTCTGTAGGCCCACCCATTTTCATACTTAACGTCTATTGGTATAGTAACCTCGCAACCAGCAAAAACAATATTGTTCTCTGGGTCTGCAACTGGTGAGAAATCGTCACACCTTAATCCAACATTATTTAATTTATAATTAATGTCTTCTGTTTCTTCCCATGGATTTTGATAATCAAATAGTTTTTCAACTTTATTTGAAAACCAAGAATAGAAAGACGGACTAATGTCTTCTATTTCATTAAAATATTGTGGTTCCAATTTTACCTAATCTGTTAGTGTTAAGCCTTAATATACAATTATACAGTAATTTAAAATAGATTGTCAACTGTTTTTATGGTTTATTTTTAGGTATTAATGTTTGAGGTCCATCTGTTCCAAACAAAGACTTTTTTACTGGGACGCAGTTAGGAACTCTTCTTCCGTTTTTGTCTTTCATTCCTACCTGTTTATATCCAGCCCAGCAAGCTTTTTCTACATTGTCCCATTTATCTTCTTCCTCATTTTCTGAGTCGTAGGATTTTGAAATTTCTTCGTCTGATAGGTTATATAAATTATCCATTTTTAGTCTTTAATTGCTTGTCCACATGATGAACATGTTTTTGGCTTTTTTGCTTTAGCAGGAGTTTCTGTTTTTGTTTTTCCAGATGCACCAAACTTAGGTCTTCCAAAACCTACAATAGAAATCATTACGCCAGCTTTATTCTTTTTGTAGGCACGAAGTTGTTTGCAAACTTCTCCGCCATTTCTTTGGCTTCCAGATTTCTTTGAAGAAGTGTTTCCTTCAATACACCAAACAGTTCCGTCTTCGTTGTCTTTAACAACAATTCCTACATGAGAAATTCTATCGACGCCATCTGATGGGAAATCAAAATAGGCAATATCTCCTGGCTCTGGATCTGCAATATCTCCATCAACCCATGCCCCAGCCTTTTTAAAGGCTGCTGCTCCGCCTGGAGTATAAACAGTGTTTGGAATCTTTACTCCAGCTTCATTTCCGCACCAGTTAACAAAACTTCCGCACCATGGTTGAAAGTTAGCTTTTGTGTAAGCGCCGTACTTTGTTTCGTTATCCTTTGGACCCTCAATAGTTCCTAATTCTGCTGTAGCAACTTCAATCAAACGTGCTGCTGTACCTTGCTCTGCCATTAGTCTTTGTCCCAATTTGTGTCAACTGGCTGCTCTGATGGCATCTGTCCATCTGGCTTTGCTGCAAGACGTGCTGCTGTAGCATCGATCTCTGCCTCTAACTTCTTATCAGCCTGTGTGTTCTTAGCATCCATTTCTTTGTTTTGAAGCTGTGCTGCCATAATATCTTTAGCGCCTGAATTACCAATAAGAATTCCTGCAAGTGTGCCTGTAATAAATGTTGCAATACTTCCTAGAACATTAAAAAACATTTTGTCGTTTTCTGACTGTGCTCCTATTGGTTGAGTTACAAATAATAATCCGTAAATAATTCCAATTGCTGTTAGAAATAAAATGCTTCCAAGAGTTATTCCTAGAATAAACTTTAATCGAGCATCTAAGTCTGCAGGCGTTAATCTTTCTTTAGCCATTTGTTATTTCCTGTTCTGGTGTAGTAGGTGTAATTTTTATTACATCCTTTGTGCAAGTCTGTGAGGCCTCACAGACTGGTGGATTACATTCTGAGTTTTTCCAGTTTGCTGGATCTTGGCATGGGTATCTATAATGCCCACTATATCCACACGAACTCAATAATACCATTAATAGCCCAGATAGGGCAATAGCGATTGACTTATTCATATCCCTATTATACCCTACTCTGAATCCTTATTTCTGATTGGGCTAGTTGCTACCCATAAAGCAGTCGTGGCTATAATTCCATATCCAACAATAGTCTTTGCACTTCCGTCCAGAACTACCCAAGCAATAAACATTCCAAGAAGGGTCCATGCTTGGTCAACCATATCTTTTAGGATATTCTTTATTATTCTTACCATTTTCTTCCTCCTCGTGAACCTGGTGAATTAGCTCCTGATGAGCCTCCCCCAGAATTTCCTCCGCCTCCTGTGCCACCTCCAGTGGCTCCTCCTGTGGCAACTGCTGCTGCGTTAATTGCTGCACCTGCTGCGACAACTGTTGCTACAACCATTTCTGTTGCCTCTTCTCTTTCTTCATCTGACATATCGGCGCCTATATTGCTTAGTGCTTCAATAGCCGCTCCAGGGTCTGAAAATGCTGTTGATAATAACTCTGCAGGATTTTCAAGCAATACCAAAGATGCTGCTACCTCTGCTGTAATAACAACTTCGTTACCATTTTCATCCTGCCTTACTTCAACTGGAGTAGATGCAGGTAAGTCTTTATATTCAATTCCAGCTTCTTGAATTTGTTCTTTAGTTAAAGATTCTCCAGGAACAATAGACTCTACGAGTGCATCTGCTATCAATTCCTTTTCTGAATTAGTTAATTTTCCATCTTCAGATAAAGCATCTGCAAGGTTTTGAACTTCTTCTGCAGTTACTTCACCATCACTTGCTAATTCATTTAAAATATCTTCTGCTTCCTCTGTATCTATTTTACCATCAGATATTGCGTCATCAACAGATTCTTCTACTGCTTCTTCTGATCCCGTCACAGGCTCTGTGTCAATTGGTTCTGTCTCCACAGGCTCTGTGTCAATTGGTTCTGTCTCCACAGGCTCTGTGTCAATTGGTTCTGTCTCCACAGGCTCTGTGTCAATTGGTTCTGTCTCCACAGGCTCTGTGTCAATTGGTTCTGTCTCCACAGGCTCTGTGTCAATTGGTTCTGTCTCCACAGGTGTGGTATCAACTGGTGTGGTAGTTACTGGTGTAGTGTCTACAGGTGGCACGACTACTGGTGTAGTGTCTACAGGTGGCACGACTACTGGTGGTTCAACTGGTGCAGGTGGAGTAGGGGCTGGCAAGGGCGCTGGTGCAGGAACTGCATCAATTACTGTTTGTGCTGCTGCTACTATTGTAGGTGCAGTAGTTACTTTTTCTACGGCTGTAGAAACAATTGCAAGGTCTGCCACCTTTTCAGTTAATGTTGTGCTTGCTGCTGCTAATGCCGTTACAGTATTTTGTGAAACAGTTGCAATAGGTGCAATAACTGTATTTGTATTTGCTGTATTTGTTGCAACAATAGCAGTAACTGCTGAGTTTAATGTAGCAATTTGTGCATTTGCTGTATCAATTGCTGCCAAGACTGCTGCATTGTCTGGATCAGGGGTAGGAGTAAATGCAGCGCCTTGACTAATTGTTCCAGTAAATCCCGTAGTAGTACTTGTATTACTAATATTTGTTACGGGACCATTTGTAGTCTCTCTTACGTTAAATCTAGCACCATTTGGGATTGGTCCAGTCACGCTTACATCTGCTTGCCAGGCACCATCTGAAGGATTAACATCCGCATTAAATCTAACTTGAGTCATTTGTGTTTCTGCTGTCTGCAAAGGATAAACTCTAAGATCCCAAGCAACGCTAAGGGTGTTTGTAGTTGTTGAATATGTAATTCCAGATCCATTACTCCAGGTAGTCCAGTCATATCCTGCTATAGAAATAGAAGGCGCATTTGGAGTAGAATAATAGTTTGCACCTTCATTTACACCAAATGTAATAGTGGCATTGGACCCGACGTAAACATTATTGTATGTGACTCCGCCCATCTGTAAATTAAATGGAAGGTTCATTCGAACACCAGCGTCATCTACATTAGATAAAACGTTTGTGGTAGTGCCAATGGTTGCCGCTAGAGCATTGACTGCATCTTGAGCGTTATTAATTGCTACGTTTGCTTGAGTTAATTGTGTTTGAGCCTCTGTCCGTGCAGGTGTTACTGCTGCCACTGCCGTAGTTGCTGTAGCAACTGTTGTAGTGGCCGTATCTATTGCTGTTTGTGCTGATTGAACTAAAACTGTGGCCGTTTCTGATTGGGCAACTTCTGTTGCAATTGCTGTGGCTACTTGTGCAACTGTGGTTGGGGTCTCTGTCATTAATGGAGTTGCTGTTGCTATCACAGTGGCTACTGCAGAATCTACAGTAGTAACGGCTTGCGTTATTACTGCTTGTGCCGCTACAACCTCTGGTGTTTGGGTTGTGGCTGTTGCTGGTATTGCGGCTACAGCCTGTGTAACTGCTGTTACCGTTGAAGTAATTGTTTGAACAACTGTTGTTGCAGTTTCTACTGCTGAAGATACATTTGATACTTCTGCTACCGCCGTAGTTGCTGCTGCTACGGCCGTAGTTGCTGCTGCTACGGCAGCGTTAGACGCTGTTACTGATTCAACTGCAGTGGCTATGGTTACTGTTGCTGTATCTGATGCTGCTGCAGCTTGTGCAACTTCTGTAGTTGCTGTTGCAATTGCTGTGTTAACTGCTTGCTGTGCAGGGCTTACTACAACTTGCTCTGCAGGTGCTGGTGGCTCATTAGCATTAGCAAAATTAGGACTAAAAAGGAAAAGCCAGCCGATTATAAAAAGGCTGGTTAAAAAATACTGTAGCTTTCTAGTCAACTAGGTATCTCCTAAGTAATGCAATATTTTTGCTTACTTAGTAATTATAGCAGATGTGTTAGTTTAAATTACTTAGAATCTGTTTTGTAAAATCCATTACCTTTAAATTGTATACCAAAGGAGTGATAGACCTTGTTCATCTTATATCCACATTTTTCACAAATTTCTACAGAATCTGACTCTGCAATTGGTCTGTTTACTTCTTTAGTAGAGTCACACTCTATGCATGAGTATTCATATGTTGGCATCTTTAATCCTTTGTTAGAGAGCAGTTTTTTACAGTCATGCTCAGGACTATACCAGTTATTTATAGTCGCTGTCTCCCCCGACTATCCTGGGCGTCGATGCCCGAATCTGCGACTCCCCAGTGACGGGGTGCAGATATCTATTATACTATTACTTTATTTTAATTGTTTTTGGCTTTTTCTCTTCTGGGACATTTTTTCTAATGTGTATATGAAGCATGCCGTCTTTCATTTCAGCGTTATCAACTTCCATATACTCTCCTAATGAAAATGACCTTTCGAAGTTTCTTTTGGCAATACCTTCGTGGATATATTCTCCATCCCAGTGTTCTCCGTGTAGCTCACCTTTGATTACCAAATTATTATTTTCAACATAAACACTTATGTCTTCACGTTGAAATCCAGCAATTGCCAAACTAATGCCATAAGCACCGTTATCGAATTTAACTAGATCATAAATTGGATAGTTAGAGTTTGAAGATTGCATTTTTGCAAAATTTGTATCCCATCCAATAAAAAATGGATCATTAAAAAGATCCATAGCAAGTTTTGTTACCACTTTATTCCTCCTTCAAGCGAATAAGTTAAATTAGGCCCCATTCGGCGACCTATATATTATTATATCAAATCTTAGACGTTTTTACAATTAAACAGACATCTCTTCCATAAGCTTTAAAAGACTAGAGATATCCTTTTGGCTTGTAACTATCATAAAGTCCTCTACCCCATATTTTTTAGATATTTCAAGAATTTGTTGCTTTACCTCTTCCATGTTTCCCTTAATGGAATGATGTTGTTTTTCTAGCACAACTGGCTTTTCTCCCAAATTAGTATTCCAAGACTGCTTGCGATACTCTATATCCTGATCAAGCTCTTCTTTTGTTTCTCTAATTAAAGGATCAATTGTTAATACGATTTTTGTATTTTTTAATTTATTAACCGACTCCTCAAGCCTGCCCTCATGCACAATAGCATAGTCTGTCCACCTATTAGCTAAATCAAGCGTAATTGGAGAGTTTGCAATTGTATAAGATATTGGTGGCTTGAGATTCTTTTTGCTATAAAAGTTAAAAAATTTATCTGCCCATTTATCTGCCAGATCTATTCTTTTATCAACAGTATCAATAAGAGACTTGTCGAAGTTATACATTTCAATGGCTTCTTTTTCTTCATGCTCTACCATCTTTCCAGCAACTAAATTAAAAGTAAGCCTACTGCCATAGTTATTTTTCATTGTTTCAAATATTCTAATTGCATATTCTGGGCTAAGAGTATAAGATCTTAGAGCTAACATAAATTTGAGTTTTTTTGTTGACTTTATCATGCTTGGTAAAAACGGAACAAAGTCTGGTGATCCGAAGGAATAGGTTAGTAGGACTGAATAGGCTTTTGATTTTTCTAGCGTTTCCGCCATGTAAACCAATTCCTTTTCTCTGTTTCCAAAATCAAACCTATGCATCCAATGAAATCTCATTTGTTTTGCATCTTCTCCTTATATGCAGCAAATAATTTTTCTGCCCAGTATGCGTGATACAACTTACCGCAATGCCCTTTGTCTCTAGCGCTTAAATCCTCTATGGCATAACCGTTTTGATCTGCCCATTCGTATAGGCTTTTAATGTTTCCTATGTTTGTATAGTTATTAAACAAACCACTATTTTCTACGCTAGTTGAGGAGTACATATCCCAAGTTCCCCAAAATAATTCTATGTCAAGTATTCGACAAAGCTTCTCTACTAAATGAAAATACCTAACTCCATTAAATACGGCATTGGCATATTTATCTTCAGACATTAATTCTGGAACAAAGTACGCTCCATTGACTGCGCCAGAAAACTGTGCAAGGTCTTTATTCATAATGTCTTTCATTAGATTGGACTCTTCTTTATACATACCAGTTTTAAAATCTTTTAAATAAAACTTGTCGTATATATTGTAGGCTGCTGCTGACTCTATGCCTATCTTTGCTACCCACCTTTGTTGCTTTTCATCCCAAATATAAAATTTAAATAGGTCTGGGAAATTTATAAATAGTATATCTGGCTTTCCAAATTTTTCAATATAAGCAAAAATTTGTTCTACAATAAGATCTATACTGAACCCCTTAGATCCAATATTAAAAAATCCAGAACACTTTTCTGTTTCGGTTATCTTTTGATAAACCCTATAGGCCCAAAGGTTTTCTAGGCTTGTTCCTACACCCTCTGTTTCAGAACATCCAGCAAACAAAATATGCTTGCCATCGTGTGGCTCACCCAGCTTTATAAAATCATCACCCCTGTAACCGTCAGAGTTATATTTATAAGAGTGGCTTTTATCTTCTGGTATGCCCATTCTAATTTCAAAGTTTTGCCTATAGTAGAAAGCATTTGGCTCCTCATACTGAACCAGACCAGAATCAAAATATTTTCTAAAGTTTTTCTTTTCGTAAATTCTCATACGATCAATTTCTTTCATCATAGTCCTCCTCCATCTCAATCATTCCATGCTCTCTTGCTATTCTTTTAGCCTCTTCAGTCAAGGTAATTGTAGCTTCAAGATTTTCATTATACTCTACAGAAATTAAATCTTTTTCATACAGATCTAATAGTGTTTGATCTATATAGTCTTTATGGGCTTGCCAAAGTTCTGGGACTAAGAATTCAGCTTTGTCTGTAATCTTAAAAATTACTTCACCGTATTCATCTACGCCAGACAATTCTACAGCACCTATCTCTATGTAGTGCTCTAAATCTCTTTCGAACTCATCATCTTCCATTTTTTCTCCTTGTGCAACAAGTAGGACTTGAACCTACGATTACCGAATTATGAGTTCGGGGCTTTAACCAACTAAGCTATTGTTGCCAGTTAGTATATTATAACTATAATGTACCTGCCAGTCAATAGCATCTTGCTTATCATTTAATAAAGGCTGCCCTTTTATATTTAAACTTGTATTTAAAAGGACTGGGCAGCCAGTATCCCAATACCATTTTCTTAAAAGCATGTGTAGCCCTGGGTGTTGATCCCTATTGACAGTTTGAACTCTAGATGTTCCATCTTTATGAACAACTGAAGGTATCTTGTCTGGCTGCTTGCACTTTACTGTATACTGCATGTATGGGGATGCAAAGTCCATATCAAACCACTCACTTGCAAACTCTTCAAGCACAACTGGTGCAAACGGTCTAAACTGCTCTCTTTGTTTAATTGTATTAACTTTATCTTTAATATTGGGATCCCTAGGGTCAGCTAAAATACTTCTATTCCCAAGAGCTCTTGGTCCGTATTCTGCTCTGCCAGTTGCAACTGCTGCTATCTTATTAGTTTTTAATTCTTCAAGTATTTTATTTACTGGGTACTCTCCGCCCATATCGTAACCAAGATACGGCCCTTTCCAGTCAATATGCTTTCCGTATAGGGCTGCTGCTGCCCCAAGAGATGAGCCAGCATCGCCTGGGTTTGGCATGATCCAAATATCTTTAAATATATTCCATAGCAATGTATTTGCAGATGAATTTAAGGCGCATCCGCCCATAAAAACAAGGTTTGATTTTCCAGTTAATTTTTTTGCCATTTGCATAAAATCAATTAGTCTTTGCTCATATACAACTTGAACTGCTGCAGCTATATCAAACTTGTCTTGTTCATTAATTGGAAGACCCCAATCTGTTATTCCTTGATGAAAATTATATGATTGCTCATGATACTTTGGAAAATATGAATCTACTTCTTTATAGTATCTTTGCCAGTCTCCATATGCAGCCATGCCCATCATAATATACTCTTCTTGATTAGGCATAAGTCCAATTAATTTAGTAAATGCTGAGTAGAATAGTCCAAAACTGACTGGGTAGTTCTGCTTAAACTTTAAGCTAATTTTTTCGCCTTCCCCTACCCAAATAGTTGAAGTGTTATATTCCCCTATGGCATCTAGCACCACTATTGCTGCGTCTGTAAAACTACTAGTATAATAACCAGCGCATGCATGAGAATAGTGATGGCTAAATGATTTCCTAGGGATTGATTTTATATCAAACCTAGGCTTCCAGTCCCCAGAACCACCCTTTATAAATAGCCTAGAGGCCTTTAGGAGCGGTTTTTCGTAGTAGGCTATAGCATCAGGTACCCCATACGACAAAGCATCCCCAATTAGGCTGTCGTTGACGTACCAATCATTTTTTTGCTTACTATATCTTTCTGCATGACCAGCAAATAATATTTCTCCATCTTTAATTAAAGATACTGAGGCGTCGTGTGATGTTTCATTTACTCCCAGAATTATCATACTGTTAGCACGTTCTTTCCTATGGTATCCCTATTTCTCATTTTTTCATGCATTGCTTTTGCATCCTTTAATTCCATTTTATCACCAACGAATATTTTAATTTTTTTAGTTTTAATTAAATCAAATATATAGTAAACGGCTTGGCTTAATTTATCTCTATCACTAAACTCTTTTGTACCCCAAAAAATAGATGCTGTTTTTAAAGACCCTGTTTCTTTAAGCGCTGGCGGTAGGCCCTCTCTAGCAGAAGCTCCATATGTGCATATATGTCCTTGATCAGACAGAATGTTGTAGTATTTCATAAAAGACCTACCGCCGTATGAATCCATAATAAAGTCTGGCTTGCGACCTATACTGGCTATTAACTTTTCTATCTCATCAAAGTTATTTAGGCATGCAAAATCAACATTTAAATTTTTTACAAACTCTATCTTTTTTTTGCTTGAAGTTACAGCTATAACCTCTGCGCCAATCATTTTACAAAGCTGTATTAAAATTATTGACAGTCCACTTGAGGCTCCGTTAATAAGAACTAGGTCCCCCCTTTTTATCTTACAGGCATAATTTACTAGACCATAAGCAGTTGTTCCTTGAGAAAGAGCTGCTAGGGCCTCCTCTTCTGAAATACCATCTGGGACCTCAAACATTTTCTTTTTGTGAACAGTAGCTTTTTCTGCATACGATCCACTTTCCGTAAAACCAACAAAATTTTTATTATCCATAACAAAAGATGCTTCTACTCCAGGAACCATGGGTGCGCTTGCAGCCATAAAATAAAAATAACTATTTTCAATTTGATAGGTGTCTGCATAGTTTACGCCTACCATTTTGACGTCTACTAAAAATTGATCCGTTCCAGGAATTGGATCCTTAAAGTCTCCATACTCAATAACTTCTGGTCCGCCAAACTTATTGATTACAATTGCTTTCATTAAACTTCCATTTCCTTTTTAGTCTGCTCATTTTCATTTCTAAAAAATTCTTCTACAATTTGCTGAACATACTCTGAAAAATGTTTTCTTATATTGCCTTGAGGCCTTTTACCTATAGAGTTCCATATTCTTTGGTACTCAATAATATTTGAAAATGTAGTAGGGCATACAGTTTTACTATTGTATTCTTTTAAAACGGTTGGCAAAGGAACATGTTTGGTACAGCATTTACATTCCTTTGCTCTTTCTTGATATTCGCTCATAGCATAGTCATCCTTTCTAAAGACTCTGACAAATGATCAGGCATCTTTGGCGCTCTAATCATATTAACTGGGAACTCTTCTTCTCTTCCGAAATCGTTATCGTAACTCATTGATTCATATGTGTGAACATTTATTTCTTGATTTAAATCAAACCTAGTGCCACTTATTGCATTATATATAGATCCGCATACAGCATCAGCTAAGTCTTTTGAGCCTTTTCTGGGGTGGTCAACTTTATCTCTCATAATTTTTAGCTGGAGCAATTCGTCTATGAGCAAAGGTATATGTGGCCCACGCAATCTTTCTTCTAAAACAATCATGGCCATATCGTCATAATGTTTTTTAGCAACAGACAAAATCTCTGTGTTAATGCCGTACTGTTTTAGCTGTTGCATCATATCATGAGAGTTCCATCTATCAAATGTGCAAAGCTTTATATTAAACCCCTTTGTCCTTAATGATAATATATAGTCTCTAACTTCTGCAAAATCTACAGACTTATCTGGGGTCGGAGTCCAGTATCTAACTGCATCTACTTCCACTATTGGCGCTGGCTGGGAATATGTGTCTGTGACTTTTACATTAACCCATTTCTGAACATGAGCTATTGAAACCGCACAGTGGTCATGTTTTTGTGCAAGGTCAACGTGTATAAAATAATGTTTGTCTGGGTCTGGGGCAAACCAATTTTCAAACCTACCAAATTGATCAATGGCTAAAGCTGTGTTATTAAATGCAACTTCAATTTTTTCTCTTGATTTAAAAAATGCATCTACTGCGTCTGACGGCATGCAGGCAAATCTTCCAAGAGCATCTACAGAATTTTTATAAAAAGCAACTTTAAAATCATTTATATTTCGTGTTGGGTTAATTTCCCAAGTAGGTCTTTTTAATGCATACACCTTTGGGATGCTATAAGAAATAATATGATCTTCTTCCCACTCTACAGTAAATTCATTTCCTTCTGTGCCCTCTGGAAGATCCTCGTCCATTTTAAATCTGTGGCTTCGAACTACAATTTCTTTTTCAGAAATTACTGAGTCGTAAAATTTTTGTATTGGATCGTTTTTAAATCTTGGAAAAGATAGCAATATAACCTTTCCAAAATCTGGAAATCTGGAATCTACTGATGCACGGTACATATCATATATAGCATCTGCTGTTTTTGCTTGATCGTGACCAGTAGTGTTCTCTGTGGCAAAGCCAGATATCTCGTCAAGGATTACAACAATTACGTTATACCCTTCCCAAGCTTCTCTCTCTGAGTGTCCTGAGTGAACTGTTATAGCTTTATCAAATTTCATTTCTGAGGCCTTGTCGGTGTACTTGCCAGTAAACCAAGGAGACTTTTCAATTCTTGTTTTAAACCCTTTAAAAAAAACATTGTTTGCTTGCTGTGCGTTAATAGCAATATTCAAAATATCAATAGCATCGCCTGGCGGCTTTCCATAATAAGACGCTGGGTCTTTGAGGCACAGTAGTAAATAAACGATATAAGAAACTGCGATAGTAGAGCAGTAGTCTTTTCCAGAACCTTTTCCTAATTGAGCAATTACTTCGGTAGCCGTTTGTTTAAATATTCTTCTTCCTTCATCTTCTCCAAAAAGTTTTATTAAAGTAGACTCTTTGTATATCTGGGAAGACTTCTCTATTAATGCATACTGGTAATTAGATAAGGGAGGTAGCGCTAGATAATTTGGGCTTGTAACAAACTCACGAAGATCAACTGGCCTTTCTTCAAACTCTTCGCCATCTAAAATATCGATAAGATCATTAAAGTTAAGATTCATTTACCTGCTCAATTATCTCTATTGGCTCGACCAACCCAGTAATTTGAGAAAGTCTTTTTGCTACATCCATTTTACATTTTGGGCAAGAGGCAGTAACTTCTTTTAAAATCTTAATTAATATTTCTTGCTTATGCTCTGTTTCTGCAATTTGAGATGCCATTTCTGCATTGTCAAGAATGCCAACTTCTTTAAGCATTGTAATTCTTTTTGTTTCAATATCTGCTATAAGCTTTAGGGCGCCCGCCTTTACGCTAAGTTGACCTTGAGTATCCGCATCTTCTACCGTTTTCCAGGCCTCTTTGATAAGCATAGAGTAATGCTTGTCAGCTCCAGATATAGCCTCTTTAGCTCTTTCTTTAGAAGCGTTATCGTTATGAACAACAGTCTTCCACTCATCTATAAGGTCAACGACTTCAGCTCTTTTAAAGCCAGTCATAGTAGCAATTTGTGTTGGGTTGTTGCCTTTTAAAAGTTCGGCAACTACCTTATTCATGCGATCAAAATGATCAGCTAATTCAATTTCCATATATATTTATTATAATTCTAGTTGACTAAAATGTCAATTGGAATTTGCTTTAGCAATTTTAAGTAAGATTAAATAACCTATCATATCGTCAATATCATTATCTCCAGCAAACCCTTTGCCATTCTTAATTCTATTTATTTTATCATCAATACGAATTTTAATTTGCTCTTGATTGTCCGCCTGAGAAAATATACGAATTGGGGTCAAAGCTGAGTCTCCGTAGGATATATTCTTTTCAATCAACATTTGTGCTATTTCAAGACACTCTACAATTATCTTATTTCCAGATGGTGCATCTGTTGCCATTAACTGTAAATCTGTAACCCACATTTGATACCCGTTTTCTTTATTTGGATATGATGTAAATCCCATTATTCCATCTCCTTATATAACTGTTTAAGTCCTCTTAGCGTTCCAATATCCATATATTGTCCGCCTGGTCTTACCGCCCGAATGTTAGCACCCTTTGCAATCCATTCTTTTAATTGTTTTCCTGGATGATCTAGTGATGTATCTATGTATCTTATCATATTCTTTCGGAATAGCATAGTGCCCCACATATCTGGGTAATCACAATTGTCTACCTTATCTTCTGACTCAATTACTTTATCATTAGAAACCAAGACCTGACCAACACGGCCTTTTATAGATTCTCCGCATTCCCAAATTCCCAGAACAAGGTCTGCGGTATTATCTTTAAATAAAGGCTTATATATATTTCCAGGTGCGTTTAATATATATGTATCTGGCATACCAATTAGCACCGTATCATTATACTCACCGACCATAAACTTTACTGCATCTGACATTGTTGATGGCTCACGAACAATTAGTTTAATATTCATGTCCATGTTTTGAATAATTGGAACCCACTCAGCTCTTGTAGAAACTCTAACCTCATCACACACTTCAAGCATCTGCTCTACGTGCCACTGCAAAAGAGATCTTTCATCTGATATAGGCAAACAAAATTTAGGGATGCCTCCAATTCTAGAAGCTTTTCCTGACGCTGGCAATACTCCAATAGTAGACATTACTTTTCCCAATCGTGAGGATTAAATCCGTTAGGATATGATTCATTTACTCTAGGATCTTTTTTCCAAGCAATCCATCCCTCTTCTCTGTCGTCTCCCCAATATAGATGAACTACATCTCTGTCTAGGAGTCTTTTAGCATCTTCGCCATGGAAAATATAAACCTTATTATCTTTTAGGAATGGCATCTCAAGGAGCTCTGGTGCCCATTCATTAATGTGTTTTTGATACGGCTCTACACCAAGCTCACGGTATAGTGCATCAGTAAACATTTGAACATCAGTATAGTAATGAACCATATGGTTGTGTTGAATGACTCCTTCAGAACATCTTTCAACACAAAGGTCTATGGCTGCCTTTAGTAAAGGGTGTCCAGCTTTAGCGGCAATCGTTTGAGTTGCTAGCCATGGAGTATCTCTTTCAATATCTAGGATCATATCGTACTCAGAGTTTAACCATGTGTCTACTGGAATCTTGCAATGAGTATCCATATCAGCATATATACCGCCGTGTATGTAAAGAATAGCAAATCTCCACAATCCAGCCTTCATTACTCCCAGAGGCAGGTTCACATACGTCTCGTATGTTTTTGTATCAAAGTGCTCCTTAAAGAAGTTTTCTCTGTCTTGTCCGCTCATGTATCCATGAGTCCATTCTGGATTTTGATAAGTCCATGTGCCTACGCTTTCTTTAGCGTAAGATGGCAATTCATCAAATGGTGTTTCGTAAGTCTGCCAAATCTTTTTTTCTATACTCATACTATCTCCTTTTAATTAACTGAAACTTTTCTAAATGTCTCTGTATAGTCATAGCAGAAACCTTGCACTCATCAGCAATTTCAGTTACTGTTTTCTTTTGAACAACATATCTTCTATACATCCATGGCTGGCTTTGATATAGTTTCATATTTACTGCAAATACTGTTGTGGGATTATGTCAATAATTAGATGAACCCTGCTGAATTTAGATTTATTTTCAACTCTGTGCATCTTGTTGTTATTTATCTCCCAGCATTGCCCCTCTTTCATAGTTGCATCTTCGCCATCTATTGAAAATATGACCTCGTCATTTGTTATTATAGGAATATGGTTTCTGCGGGAAACATCAAGATAATCTCCAACATCCCAATGGGCTGGAATTATACTATTGCCGTTAAGCATGGCAAACATAACGTTTCCCATTCTTCCACCATGAATGCGCTTTAAATCCATTACTATTGGGTATACAGCATTCCATAGAGCCGACCCCTGATTACTTATTCTTTGTATATACGGGTCTTTAACTTTCCATGCTATATCATATTTGTGCAAAAAGTATGAAAATGTACCAGCTAATGCTTTATGCTGGAAGCGCTCATCTTTGCCCAAAACCCATTCTTGATCCAAATCTTTGATTAGCTCTTTTATCTTTGACACATCATAGTCTTTATGATGCTTAAACGCAAATTCTTCTTGCCTCTTTGATATGTCCACCTTGTTTTTATTTTCCATCATATCTATATTATACTCCTATTATCTTTTAGTCAATACTTCGTTAGAATAATGGGCAATGCCAAATGCATCTGCTACGTCAAAATCATTTAATGATAGGCTATATTTTTTATTAAAATAGTCTACAGTTCTTTGCTTACGCATATTTCGTAATTGAGTTTTATACCAAGAATCTGCATACCCTGGATTCTTTAATCTTATTGCTGCCTTTTCGTCTTTGGTTGGGTTCTTATTTCCAATATACGCCTGCCAGGAGCTAGGTGGGATAGTAATAACCGAAGCCCCAGTAGACATAAGCTCAGCAATAACAACACCGTAGACGTATGATAATTTTATTACCGCATCGGGTGATCTGACAAGTATGGCACCTTCGACAACAATATAATCAGACTTTAATTCATCTAGCATTGCATTCATTTTTATTTTTGCGTCATATATTTTTTCGTATATATCTGCGCCTTTAAACTCTATCTTCCCCCACTTTAAAGGAATATTGTTTTCCATTAAGCAAAAGGCCACGGAGTTTGTTGAGGCATCTATTCCAAGCACTCTATGCGCTTTAGTTTTTACTAGACTAGCTAAGTTCACTTATTATGCCCCACAAAATCTTTTTGCTTTCGTTATTTAAATTTTTTTCACAAGTAGAACATACAGATAGCTGGTTATATCTGCTTAGTTTAGTTTTGCAAAACTTACAAGATCTTTTTGCGCCGTTCTTGATTGCCTTTTTTTCATAATACTTTTCCATAATTTTACGATTTGTTGCAACCCTACAGCATTGCTCATTACAGTATTTTTGATTATGTGTTTTTGGCTCAAAGTCTTTTGCACATTCTATGTTTGAGCAAATCATATTTTTGGAACCTCAAATTTTTCAATCTGAACAGTTCCAGTTTCCATAGACCAGCATGCATCTTTTGCTGGGCAGTACTTGCAAGAAGATGTCGACTTTGTAAAAGATCTCATTGGAAGATCGCCTTCTTTAAAGTTATCCCAAACCTCGCACATCCATGTAAAAGTATCATCAATAATCTTTTTATTTCTATCATTCATTACGACTGGTATGATGACAACTTCCTGCGTGTTTTTATTTTCATACAAAAAGAATCCCTCTTTGGCATCAGTTAGCTTCATGTAAGTAAGAAGCTGTAGCATATGGTTTGCTGAGGACTTCATCTCTGCTTGACGGGTATCCCAAACCTCTTGCTTGGCGGTTTTGATTTCACCAATTATTGTTTCGCCATCCCATTCCATAACCAGGTCAATAAACCCTCTAATTGGTGGGTATTCGTTTTTAATTTCACGCTCTTCCTCAACAAAGTTAGGCATTGTCTTAATTAAATTTTGCAGTCTTTCGTGAGCCTGTGTACCCTGAGCCATATTAGCAATAGCAACAGAATCGTTATCGTTAATAAACATAACTCCGCTAAATGCAAGATACCAATATCTAGGACAATTACCGTGTCCATACCCCAAAGAGCTTGGGCTAAAAGATGTTTTTGTTGTTACAGCATCTTCTCTTTTGGTTGCTAGGTATGCGTCATCAAGCATCTTGGCAAACACTTCTGGATCAAATTTACCAGAAGTTTTTTTAAACTTTAAGTTCTTAACGATATCTCTACCCATTGTTTGGCACCCACATTTTTTCTTTTCCTTTATTGTGATATCTAGCCATAACAAACAATAAGTCTGATAGACGATTTAAATACTTAGCAATGTTTGGATTTACATTTTCTATCTTCCAAACCTCACGCTCTGCCCTTCTTACAACAGTCCTTGCATTGTGCAGTGGACCTGTTGGTAAAACAAAAGATCTTAGAGGTTCTAGATATTCATTGTAGTCATCAATTACATTTTCTAAATATGTCACTCTGTTTTCAGATATTGCTATTGTTGGGGCCCCCGCAAGCTCTGCACCAAGATCAAATAAGTCGCTCTGAACTCTTTCAATAATATCATTATACTCATCTGTTGCCATTCCAATAGCAGAGTTAGCCTCATCTACAGCACCTATTGCTTCCATTACGGGGCTAGTCTTAGACACCCTTTCGTTATTAGCGTTAGAGGTTTGCCCATCGTCACCAGTTTTAGTATAAATTTTACTTAGTATTACCATTAATGACCCCTTAAAGAACGCCAAATATCTACTGCAATTTCATTAACTACAGATAAAGCAACAACTGTTATAAAAAGCTGAGCAATAACTAATATTGGAAAAGATTTATTCTTAACCTTTTCTTCTAATAATTCTACTTCTTCTAATAACTCTACGGCCATCTTACTTCTCCTTTAGTAGAAAATACTAGGCCAAGGTGGTCTCCTGGTTCGACAAAAGTTTCATTAATTCCCTTTTGTGCCCAGCCCCATTCATTTCTTGGAAATGGCAAGGCCTGATTCTTTTTTACTAACACGGCCCAATATGCATTTTCTGGTGGCATGTCTTGGCATTTTTCAACACTGTTGTTGGGAAAATTATTTACTCTGCAGACAACAGCATTTCCATACTTTGCTGTCCCCTCTATCTTATATCCATTTGCTTTTAATAGGTCTAAAGAATTAACTTTACCACTAGCACTGACGCATTTCTTTTCTACTGTAGAATTATTTCCGTAGTCTACGTGTAGGTTAATGCACTCTGGTTGATTAGAATTTAAAACAAACAATCCTATTGCTGAGCCAATAAAAATAAACAAAAACATAATTCTTTTTTTAATCATTAGTTATACCTAACCACATACTTAAGCGCATCTACAAGTTTGTCTATTGATTCTTTTAAAGAATAATAAACGTTCTTTTTATTGTTGTTTGTAGTGCCAGCTTTATCTTTTGCAATAGTGGAATAATATGAGGCAAGTACAGCAAATTTAGTAGACATTGCCTGAAGCTCCATAATAAGCATTGGTGATTTTGCAGATGGCACATCTGGGTTCATTAATAGTTTTACTACAACTGCTAGAGCTTTATCCAAGTGTTCATCTTTCATAAATTCATGAAGGTCATTAAACTCAGTAATATCACTGATCAGTTCTAGAGTATTTTTTGAATCAGTTTTATTTTCCATCTCTATTTACCCAATCTGTGTAGTATCCAGCCCATAGTCCTAATGGGTATGCAATTACAATCCCAAGCAAAACTCCAAAAAGAAACTCAATCAAAAGTGTAACCTCCATATACCGTCGCATCTTAAGGCATGTGCCTGTAAGGTAATTCTTCGTTCATCTGTTTTTGCATTTACTGGTGGGGCAATTTGATGCCATGGATCACCAATAACATAAAACAAACTTCCCTTAAAGTATTCTACAATCTTTGGCTTATCCATATCAAACTCTAAAATCTTTTCGCCATTAAATGGATAACCAGAAGCAGATTTAATTCTATCTAAATCTGACATAGCGTCCTTTTTTATACTATTTGCATATTCTGTTTCAGAATCCATATCCATATCTTTGTCCCAAACTACAAGGCCAGATCCATTTTTATGAATGTCTAAAGCAACAGTTATTGTTAGTAGGTCATCTTCAACTTCTTTATACTTTGACCAAACTCCCTTATGATTATATGAAACTGTATCTGAATGTAGCTCTGTGGAATATCCAAGATTTGGTATTGGGTTAGCCGACCCCATGTTTTTCTTTTTTAAACCAAAAACTTGAAACCCAGGAATAGCAAGGCTTTCCTCTAATTCACATTTGCCAACTAGTGGCTCCATTGTTTTAATAATTAATTCGTATAAATAAGAAAAGTTTTCTTTTAATACCGAATTCATCTTGACTGCGGAGTCAGCATATTGATTTGGTCTAGCACCTTTATAGGAATCTAAGTACGATGCTGCTCCTACTGTATAGAACATGTTTAAGCCGTTTCTTGGCCTTGGGGTCCAATGTTCTTCTAATCTATCTAATATATCGATTGTTTTTAGGCAATCTTCTTCAGACATTAATTTTATCAAGCCATATTGTTTAATCATTTTTGTATTTTCTTTTTAGTTATATAGGGACCAAGATCTGCTTTGATTGCTCCATCTTTTCTTAGCCTAACAATTCTACCATTTTTAATAACTGTTTTATTAAAAGGTATCTTATTATTATTTCCCATTTTTTTCCTCCCAACAATTTATTAACTCTTCTAAAACAGACCACTCAATTATTCCTAGTCTAACCTTTGACTCATTGCCTATTATTATTTTGAGCGCTGGGTGCATGTCTCTATCCACCTTAAATGTGTCTGTGCATATTTTTGCCCAAACATCTTTATTTAATGTAAATGACTTTGAAGCCTCTTTATAATCAACTAAGAACTGGTTCCACTTAGCATCACCTTTTTGATAGTCTCCCCTGCCAGAATTTTTTTGAGCTTTTGCGCCATCACGTTTAACCTCTGATCGTTCCGACATTAGTTCACCCTGTATTGATTGCTATGTCCATCGGGGCACTGCCAAGACATTATTAATGTATCTGGGTCCCAGAAAGACTCTTCTGCATCTTTACTGCATTTGCCACATGGTTTTGTTCCAGAAATAGTTTCTAGATTATTCTTTTGTATCTTTTCTTTTTTATTAAAGAATTCATTTAGATTGGGCATTGATGTTAACCCTTTCCATTTGATCTGTATTTAATATTTTTGGTGGAAGAACCCAAGTTGATAAGTCTTTCATTCCTGGTGAGGTCAGGAAAACCACACCATCTTCTTCCCACATAAAAGGAACTTTGTGGTTTGTTTGATTTGAAGATTTTGTATACGATCCAGATTTAAATTCGTCAGAACCTTCTGTCTCTATACAATAATTCATTCTAATTGCGTATCTATCGTTTTTATATGTAGTAAGTACACCGTGATAAAATGGCTCACATGAAGGGAAAACAACGGCATCTCCTGCTTTTGGTTTTAGTCCAACTATTTTTGTTCCGTCAAAGAAACAAATTTCTCCTCCATCATAGTCATCGTTTAGGTATAGCATTACTGTAAAGATTAGTTTATATCCTGGAGAGTCCATATCTTGTTCAAAATAGTCACTGTGAAATGCAGAGGATGTCTTTAAAAATCTTTTATCTTGATAATCTTTTTCATAGTTATACTTCAGAAATGCAATTTTTGTATTTTTTGCCTCTGTCAGTAAATCAACCTTCTTATAGGAACTTGGCCAAATGTTTTTGTTTCCATATTTAGATATAAAATCTTTTGAAATATACTTATATGAATTATAAATATTTTGGAAAATTTCTTTTTGACGGACATCCTCTTGATTATTTTTGTCTAAAGGATTTGCATTAATTGATTGAGAGTCTATTTCTGTCATTATACCCATGTCTCCCCAATCATGAAATTTTTTCATAATGTAGGTATCTTCGGTATAACTTTCTGCTTCCTTGAAAAAAGAAAGCAGCTTATCAATATCCTTAAAAGCATTTCTATATACAATTGCACCAGGGATTAAACTGTATGCTTCTATATCATTTGCTTTATCAGAATTTTGCATCTATTTCCTCTTTTAGTTTAACAACAACTTCTGGATTGTCCTTTAGGTACTGCACAGCTTTGGCACGACCCTGAAGTCTTTCACCGTTGACTGTATACCAAGCTCCGCCTTTTTCAACAACCCCTGTCATTTCTGCAACGTCTAATGTCTCTCCTATATAATCTACACCAAGAGTTTCCCCTTGGTAGTAAAAGTCATACTGTCCTGAAAGATTAGGGGGGCCGAGTTTGTTGTAATCAATAATCCAGTTAACTGGTCTTCCGACTCTTTGTTCGATAATCTTGTCGCCAACTTTAATACCAGCTTTAATAGCATTAGCCTCAGCTTCAGACGACCATAGCTTAATGACTGTGGAAGAAAAGAACTTGACTGCCATGCCACCTGTGGGGATGTGACTAGCATGCATAGATCCAAATTGATTTCTTTGTTGCGAGATGAGAACAAGTAGTGTTTTTTTGTTTGCATAATTTAACATCTTGACTGCGTGGGTCATATCCTTTGCTTCAGCGCCGATTTGCTTTGTATCCTGCAAATCTTTCATTTCATTTCCATCTTTTTCAAAATAAATTGCTGGCAACAATGCAGAAATTGAGTCAACAACTATCATATCAACGCCAGCATCCATTAGTTTTGTTGCAACATCAACCATATCGTTAACTGTTTTTGCTGAAGAATAAATTAGTTTAGATGAATCTACTCCTAAAGACTCTGCCCAAGACTGATCGTAAGAAGCTTCAGCATCAATCCATGCACAAGTCTTGCCCTCTTTCTGAGCTATTGCTATCATCTGTAAACAAAAAGAAGATTTTCCAGCAGACTTATTTCCCCATACAAGAACTTGTCTGCCGTAGCCTAGCCCTCCACGGAGAGCCATGTTTAATCCAATGCTTGGTGTTTTTTGTTTTTCAACAACAACATTTTGTGCTGATTGCACTCTTGCTCTTGTTTTTGGGTCTAGCTTTGCTAATACATCATCTATTAAAATATTCATTGTTTTCTTTCTCTATATGCTTATTATAGCATTAAAATCAGGGTTTGTGTCATTGTAATTAAAGTCTTTTGATCTTTTATTTAATACGGGAGCAGGAATTTCATTGATCTGATTCTGCATCAGCATCCTGATTATCAGTTTGTTGTTCAATGTTCTCCTTTAGCTCAAATACAAACGAGGAGCTATCCTCAAGATATTCGACGTTTAAACTTTTTTCTGAGTTAGATGCGTTTAAAAATACATCAATCGGAATTGATACCTTTTTTTGCGACTCTAATATTGCAACTAAAATATTAGTAGCATTCATTGCTTGATATATTTCTGCTGGGGTTTTACTCATCTTATTTCCTTTATCATTAAAGTTCCATCTTCTAGTTTAGACAAAACGGGTTTACATTTCATTCCCTCACGCATTCTGCCAAGCACCTTTGAATACATAGTTGGGAAAGCAATTGCACGTTGCAATTCTTTATTTTTATTAGTCATAACAATGTGTGCCATTGTTTTTCCAGCTTTTGTTTTATATGGATTAAAATTAATTACCATCATTTCATCATCTTCCATATCATATTCTTTTCTATACAGATAGTCAACAAATAGGTCTGAGCCATTGGGGTCAATTTCATTGACCTTAACGTATCTTGCAATTCTATTATCTCCGACCAGAATAAAATACATCTGTCCTGTTTCAATTTGAGTTTGCTCATTATGAAATAATCCAATTGATCCAGTTTCATCAACAAGCTCTACTCTAGCCCACCCAGTTCCTCTTTTTATACTTTTAACCATTCCAAATACTGGGAATGATCCTAGGTCATCAAAGTCTTGAATTGGTCTTGCTTGAGCTTTAATTCTTGGTGGCAAATCAATATTAAATGTTGGTATACCTAAGTATTCGTAATAGTTTTCTTTTTCTTTGCCAGTACGCTTATTATCCTCAAAAGCAGCCCCACCAATACTATTAAGAGCAGAAATAGCCCTGCTGTTAATCCCACTACCCTTGGTAGACGCCTTTTGAATAAACTCCGAATAGTCTTCATACGGTCTCTTTTCTATGATTTTATTAGCTATGCTGTCCGATATAAACTTGACTTCAGCTAAGCCAAATTGAACTGCATTTTCTTTAAGAGAAAAATACAATTCTGATTCATTGATGTGAGGCAATAAAATTTTAAGATTTAATCTCTTAGCCTCAATCAAATATTCTGTTCTTTTATCTTTGTCATTTTCGTTTTTAAGAATTGAAAAAATAAATTCAAGTGGGTAATAGTGCTTAAGCCAAGCCGTATAATAACTAAGCATGGAATAAGCAACAGCATGGCTACGGTTAAAAGAGTAGCCAGCATGAGCCTCGAAATCATGCCATAACGCTTCGGCCTTTTTCTTAGTAATGTGTTTTGAAGCCCCATCAATAAATTGATCTTTGAACTGGTCGAATTCTTTTGCATCCTTCTTCTTTCCGATGATTTTACGAACTTTGTCAGCTTCTGACCAAGACATACCACCTAAATGTACACAAGCCTGCATAACTTGCTCCTGATATATAATAACACCATACGTATTTTCTGTAAAAGGCTTCATAATCTCATGAACATAGCTAACGGCTTCTCGTCCATGCTTTCTATTAATATATGAAGCTCCTACAGTATTCATTGCTCCTGGTCTAACCAAAGCATTAGATGCAGCAAGATCTTCAAATTTGTCCACACCCATTTTAATTAAAAGGTTTGTGTACGGTGTAGCTTCAGCTTGGAATACTCCCTTTGTATATCCTTCGCTTAATGTTTTATAAACATCTAGGTCGTCAAGTGGTAATTCAGACAATACAATTTCTTTATTGTGTCTTTCTTTGATTGCTTTTAATGTGTCTGAAATTACAGATAATGTTTTTAGTCCAAGTGCATCTAGCTTAATAAGACCAATGTCTGCGACTGTATCCATGTCATACGCTACTACTGGGATACGACCAGAAACTTTATCTTGTGCATCCTCACGAGATTCAATAGGAGCAAAATTTCTTAGATCATCCTTTGCAACGACAACTCCAGCAGCATGAACTCCAACGCTTCTAATTTTTCCACGCAGTCTTTCTGCAAGCCACACAACTTCTGGGTACTTCATTCTAAACTCTTTTGTGTTTGGAGACTCCATAAAGTCTTCAAATGTATCAATTGATTTCATTGCACGATTTACATCCTGCAACGGAACCATAAATACACGAGCAGCATCTCTAATTACTCCCTTATCTTTAAAGTAAGTGTATGTAGAAATAGATGCCACATGCTTGAATTTCTTTTTGAGGTAATCCTTTACTTCCTTACGGCGACGATCTTCAAAGTCTGTGTCGATATCTGGAAAGTCGTTACGTTCTGGATTAATAAATCTAAAAAATAGCAAGTCATACTCAATTGGGTCTACATCTGTAATTCCAAGAGAGTAGCAGACCAAAGACCCAGCAGCAGAACCACGTCCTGGACCCACCATGATATTATTTTGTTTAGCCCAATTAATCATATCTGCTACCACAAGAAAGTATGATGCAAATGATTTATCTTTAATTATAGATAACTCTTCTGCTAGCCTGTCCGTGTAGACCTGGTCCCCGTCCAGACCTAGCCTTTTAAGGCCCTCAGAGGCCATTTGAGAGAGTTTCTCGTCAGCATCCGTCTTGGGTACTGGGAGTAGGTCTAAACCGCTGTTAAAATCGTATTGGCCAATTTTATTGGCTATCTCAATAGTGTTCTCATAAATGTCTGTTCGTTTAATTCCAGATTTATTAAAGTCTGACTCTATTTCTTCCCTAGATTGGATAAATAGGTTATAGTCTTGAAAAGAGATTCTTCTATCTGGATATAGGTAGTTGAATCGATCTAGCATATTATTCATATTTCTAGACATTTCAAAGTCTGCTTCTTTATCTGATTTAGGTGATGTGGAAAGAATTAGCATGGCTTCTTCCAAAACCTTATCTTCGCCTTTAGCAAAGTGTGCATCTCCTGTGGCAACTGGCTTGATTCCAAGCTCATCTGCCAACTCTAGCAACTTGCTATTTATTTCTTCTGGGTTGTGAGACTGTACTTCAATGTAAAAGTCTTCGCCAAAAGTTTGCTTAAAGTCCTTGAGTATAAGTTTTGCTTCTGAGAATTCCTGGCGTTCAATAGCTTTACTAATAAGACCATTGAGGCATCCAGAAAGAACAATAATGTCTTTTGCATATTCCTTTAGAACCTCCCTATCAATTCTAGGCTTATGGTAAAACCCTTCGTTCCAAGCTAATTCTTGCAGTCTATTAATATTGCTTAGTCCGTTTTGATTTTTTGCTAACAAAATAATGTGATTGTATGCCTGTATGCTTTTGTCTGTTTTAGATGATCTATCAAATCTATCTGTCGGTGATATGTATGCCTCTACTCCAAGGATTGGCTTAATACCCAATTCCTTGGCTGCAATTTGCATTTCACGATGTGATGATAGTGTACCATGATCTGTAATAGCAATTGCTGTTTGTCCAGCATCTAATGCTGCTTGGCAAAGCTCTCTAGGGGAGTTTAGACCGTCCATTAATGAGTAGTATGAGTGAACATGTAAGTGTGCAAAACTCATTAATATCCCCCCATGCATTCGTTTCTAGTATGATAAAGTCTAATCTTTGTCATAGTCTTTTTGTTTGGAGCATATAGCTCTTCTCCACAACATGCAGTTTTTAGATACCATTCTTTTGCAAAGAAATCGTAAACCATGCCCTTGTAGTTATAGTATTTATTAGCCACAAATGTTGTAAATGGATCTGGTATGTCTAAGTTAATCATTTCCGCCTTTTCTTTCTAGTACCAAGGGTGGGATTCGAACCCACGCTTTATAAATTTTAAGTCTACCGCCTCTACCACTGGGCTACCCTGGCAGAGTGGGGCGGTTTCCCGCCCCACCTTTTACCACTCTACGCTACCTGAGCCTGAAGACTGATCTTCTCCGCCTTCGCCGTTAAAAAAGGATTCTTGTTCTGTGTAGGGTAGATCACGAACTGCAACCTTTTCTAATTCGTATAATTCCAAGCTGGAAGAATCAAAAGGGGATTCATCTTTTGCTAGTGGAATTGCTGTATAGCTTGTGTCTGTTTTTGTGCCTGTACGCTTAATGCGCCACACTAAGTTTGAAATGCTACCCATTTCGCCAGCATATTCAATTAGTGTTGGGGTAATAGTCTTTCCGCTACTTCCCTGAGACAAGATGGCAACGTATGGCTCTTCTTTACCATCGTCTACAAGAACATTGATGTAAAGACGAGAACGTCCCTTCCATCCTGCCTTGTAATCCTTGCGATGTTGTTCACATCCCCAGCATTTTCCTTGATCATCAATTGTGCATAATGCTTTGCGCTTATAATCTCTTGGGTTTGTGTGTTCTACTGCAATGAACCCAAGGCTATTTTTTTCATTATAATGTGGGGAGTCAGGATCTAATTCCTGAAGAAATCTAATCTTTACACTTTCTGAATCATCTAATTTTACCCAACGAGCTTTCGTGCCGTCTCCGCCAGATGATTGCGGTTTATCCATAACTTTATTTAAATCTTTTAGTCCTTTTACTAGACCCATTTTTTCCTCTTTTCTATAGTTGATGGTATAAATCCATCTGTTACTTTATTATATCACAAGCTCCAGGATTTGTATTCTATGTCAGAAACAGCATTATTTATACAATGCTTAATTTCATCCTCAGTCATATCTCCTGCATCTTTTGCATCATTAGGGTATATCTTACCATAAGAATACGAAGCCCACAAGATGTCTTTGTTCTTTAATTTATTAGAAATAGATAGCCCTAATTCTCTTCCAGCCTGATCTGCATCTGTCATTATAACTATTCTATTAAAGTATCTATTAAGTAGATTTAAATTATCTGTTGATATGTGTCCGCCTAAAGTTGCAATAACATTTGGAAACCCTGACTGGTGCACTCTAATTGCATCAAAGCTAGACTCAACAATGATTACTTGATCTCCAATTCTTTTTGCTCTATGAATATTAAATAATGTTTTGTTTTTAGGAAGATTTGTACTGTTCTTAAATTTCTTTTCTAATATTGATCTGCCAACCAAACCAACTGGTATCCCGTCTGGGCTGTGTACTGGAACAATAACCATTCCTTGTGCCTCAGAGTATCCCAATTTAAAATGACTCATAGACTCTTGATTGATTCCACGAGATTCAAAGTAATCTCTAGCTGGCTTGTTTAGCGCTAGCTCTAATGACAAATCGTCTAGCTTTCTTTGATCAAACTCTATAAAGTCTGGCTTGTCCTCAAACATTTGACTTAATGCTTCGTCAAAGTTGTCTAAAGCCTGTGATTCTTTTGCAGTAATTAATCTAATGGCTTCAAAATCATTTTTATTTGCAATTCTTTTAACTAGTTGAACTATGTTTCCAGTTTCTCCGCATGAAGGATTAAAGCAAAGCCATGCCCCATTTTCTTCGCTGATATAGAAGCTTGGGCTATGTGTGTTGTTATGGAAAGGGCAATATATTACTAGGTTATTGTTAGACTCGCTAATTATTCTTAAGCCTATTTCTTTTACTACTGACTTAATGTGTTTTGGTGCATACTGCGTGGTATTAGCTTTCCCTGTGTTATTCCCTCTGAGTGCCATGCCTTTTTCCTTCCTGTGTATACACCATGGAGTGTCATTAAGAACCTCCATGTTTGTCCTGTAAATTCTACCGAAAATGCTGTGTCTATGTCAAGTACTCTTGAATATCCTTTATCCCTCATTTGATGAGTTAGCATATTTTCATATTGATTTCTAATTCTAATCATGTCTGAGTCGTCTTTAAACTCGACATCAATTTGAAATCTTTTAATTGGCTTGTGGTGGTACGTAGTCATATAGCTCTTTAATAATACCTCTATTGATATCCCAATCTAAATGAAAGGCAAACTCATGTCCATGTCTATTTTTTCTAGAAACAATTTCAATCAAATTTGTTCCTGGGTGCCTGTGTACGGCAAGTGCCATATCTGCATCGTATTCAATTGCTTTTGACCAAGCAACCTGAGACATCATTGGCGGATTATCTTGATCTGATATGTCATCTGCGGTTGCTGCTGTAATATCAATAACTGGTATGTTGTTTGTCACAGCCAACAACTTGAATTCACGAGATACGTTTCTATTTCTTTCTACTTCAGAATTGCTTCTTTTGTTATCATTGAATAGTTGATGGTAATCTAAGATAACCAAATCTGGCTTGTGCTGATCAATCTTTCCTTGAATTGTAGCAGGTGTAACATCGCCAGCTCCTTCATTAGAAACTAAAACAAAACTATTTTTTCCTTCAAATTTCTTTTGGCCCCATGACTTGAAGTCATCAATATTGATATCTCCTTTAGACAAATCGCTTGCCTTAAATAAACCTGACCCCAGCATTGTATAAATACGATCACGCATATTTTCTGGGGACATTTCTAGGGAGATAATCATTGGCTTAAATCCTTGCTCCCAAGCTTTACATGCTAGGTAGGAAGTAAACCATGTCTTACCTTTTCCTGGCCAACCAATTGCAACAATTAAATGACCTGGAGCCATACCAGTTGGGTACGCTGTATCTATTGCTTGGAATCCAGTTTTAATTCCAGGGCTTCCGCCCATTACTGCTGACCTATCCTTTACTGACATAAAGTGTCGCTCTGCTGCATCTAGGTCTGTTACATCTAAGTCTCTTACGTTATTAGTAAATCTAGACAGACCAGCAAGTTTGCTTTGCATATCTGATAGGACTCTGGAGGCTGCATCTTCTTTAAGTGCTGCTCCTCCTTGTAACATAATTGATTTTAGCCTTGAAGACAAATACTCATTTTTTAATTTGTCTAGGTAATAACCAGTCTCAGCTTTAATATTTATGTCTGGGTCAAAGTCTTTAAACTTTTCTTGTAGGATTCCAATCTCTGGAACTGCCTTAAACTTATAGTAGTAAGATTTTAATCCGTCCCAAACATCTTTGTGTGAAGTAAATAAGTCATCAACATTGTCTGCAAGTAAAGTGCTGATGTCTTTATTCTTACAAACTGCTGATATTACTGTTGCCTCTGTATTCACTCTTCACCCTCAACTAATCTCTTTGTGGCTTCTTGTAAAGCCTTTCTATTTTGCTTATCTTTTGCTACTTCTCTTTGCATTATATCAATTTTATCAAAGTTAAAAAAGAAGAATTGAATTGGGTGCCCATATTTACCAGTGGTAAAGTAGTATTCCAACAATTCTTTTGCACGAGCATATCCTACACTATCAATGACATCTTGCATAGCCCATTTTTCTCTATACTTATTAAGAAAGGGGGTTTTGCCATATTTTTCCTGATACATATTTTGATACATGCTTAAAAGAATATATGGCTCTTTGCTATTTGCCACTCTTTAGCTCATCTTCTATTTCTTGTGTCTTCTGGATAAGCTTGTCTTCGACAAACTTATAGACACGTTCAGTCGCTATATCAACAGTTTCACCTTGCCTGACATCATCTTCAATCCCGATGCCTATCTTAATGCTCTCGTAGTTTCCTAGGTTTCTAGTAAAAGATAGGTCTACCTTAACTCTTGTCTCTGTCATTTCTTATGCTCCGCCCTTAAATGTCTTTGAAGCGTATCGCTTGCAAATATTCCCCAACGCACTTCTATTTCTTTACTACACAGATCGCATATAATAAATCTACTAGACACTAATCCGCCTTCCAAACTGGAACAAACCCGCCTTCTGTCTTAGTATACAATATCATATTGTTTTTGAGAAGTGCCTTTAGCTCTGCTTTGGATGGTATATTTTTAGAGTATCCAGCCTCTAATATATATTCGTGTATTTTAAATATATTAGATTCACTAAACATAAATTTATACCATTTACTTTCTGGCTTGCTTATGGGATAAATTCTTTGAGGCTGACTGATCTTACCTTGCAGAATGTATTCTTCTAGCGTTACCTTGTGTCTGCCTAGTATTTCTCCAACCTGGACCATGGTATAAGCATTTTCCATATTTTTTTCTACATCGCTAAATGAATATAGAACTCTTTTTTTATCTAAATAGCACCAGGCTACTAGCTCGTCTTTAGATCTTGATGATCTAATTACTTTATGGAGTTTATTATTTAAGAAGAAATAGAGAAACTTTTTGCGAGTTCCTGGTCTTTTCTTTCCAGCCATTTACCAAACCTACTTGTCTCTTTATTAACCATCCATCTTTTTCCGCATAGCATACAGAAAAGCTCAACATGTAGTTTTTGAGAAAAAACTCTATCAACAAAAACTCTTCCATTACATTTTTTACACCACATTATAAAGCAAACAACTTTCCGTCAACCATACATGTATAATTTGGAGATACGTGAATCATTTGTACGTGTGGGTACTTTCCATTTTCAATATGAGCAATAGCAAATCCCTTTTGCCAATCATGGTGTTGAGTGTATTTCATTCCTGGACCTTTTTCGTCACACATGTGACCAATCTCATATCCTCTAAGAGTTTCGCCTTTCCCGTTATTTCTAAGTTCATAGGTTACCATATGAGAAGCAATTCTATGAGAATGTCCTCTAATTAATGAAACCTGCATATCTTCCATATCTTTTCTTACTGCTCCAGTTGCTGATATTGAAAGTCCGTGGTGAACATGGATATCTCCAAAACGTTTCTTAGGCAAACTGTCGTAATATATATAATCATATCCCAAAGAATCTAAACTCCATAAAGCTTCTGGGGTAACATGCTTGGCATACTCTGGTATCTTCTTGTCCAGATAATCAAAAATTCTAATGTCATGATTTCCTAACGCTGAAAACAATTGTGCTTTTGGAAGCATCTTTCTTGTCTTAGCATAAAATTCACGAGCACCGCTTGCCTCTAACTTCATGTCTTTAAGCATCAGCTCTAAGTCATTTATAACATCATCATTCTTATATGCCTTTAAAAATTCTGTTGGCTTTCCCTCAGTATATTTACTGTAGCATGCTTGGTCGTCTGTGTCGCCCAGGTAGTCTACTACGTCTGGCTTAAACCACTTCATGACCTTAAACCAAAGCTCAATCATCTTGTCATCCTGATATGGAAATTGTTGATCTGATGACAACATCCACTTTAAATCGTTAGACATGCATTATTCCTTAAATTAAAAAAGTCACGTTTTCGTGACTTTGTATGCTACAAAAATTGTAGCATATTGTTAAACACTGTCAAGTGTTAAATGTCTTTTAGTTGTGCTGCGATCCAGTTTATTTTTATGGATCCCGTGTAGGCTAGACTTGTTGTTACATAAATCTTGCCATTTAACGTATTTGGTGAAACTACTGCTGCTACTGAAACCGTTCCCATTTTTGAAGTTAAAGCTTCTCCAACAGAGGCAGTAAATGATATATCAACAGCGGGACTAAATGAAGAGCTAAATGTAACTGCATGGGCAGCTGACGGCACATTTGCCTTGCCACTCAATGGGACTGTTTCTGTATCTGAGTCGACGATGGCAACTCTATTTGTTCCGCTAGAGTCTTTTGTAGCATTTAATAATGACTTTGATGTATTAAATACATTTGTTAGATTAGTTTGTAATTGATTTAAATCATTTGGATCTAGTGGGGCACCCTCGTTAAAAGTTACCGACTTCCATGTCTCTGCCATTATAAGTTTTCTCCTAGATCATGAGCATTTGATTCCGCTTCGCTTACCTCTATGGCTTTTGATCGATCTAAGCCATATCTATTAAACGAGTCTGGGTCTACCACATGCCTCTTTTTATTTTGAGATATTAAATACATTTTACCATCTGCTATGTTTTTTATCAAGGCACCGTCTCTAAACCCCAGCTTTCCAGCAAGTTTAATTAGCGATAATGATTCCTCTGTTCCATTTACTGTTGTAAATGACCAAGACTTAGAGGCTCTATCAGAAATCAGCTTATACCTCTTGTTGTCCTTAATCCAGTAAGTTGCCTTATCTGTCTTAACCGCAATCCCAGAAGGGAAATTAGTTGGAGAGGTTACTAAGTGAGTCTGAGTACTCTTGAATAGCTTTTTCATGATCCTGCTTTTCATTAATAAGTTGAGTAATTTCTGCACGTAATACTGCAATCTGAGTTTCATAATTAGATACAAGTTCTCCTATGCGCTGTTGTAGTGCTGTTATTACTAGTTGTGTTTTATCCAATTTATCCCTATTCTGTTAGAGCGTTGACTCTTGCCAACTCTGACTCTAGTGCTGAGATCTGCCCATCAACTTCATCCATTTGTTCATCAAGCCCATTTATTGCAGCTTCTGACGGATTGTTTCTGGAGTTCTCTTTTAAAATATCTATCTCTAAATTATACTTTGTATAGTTAAGATTTCTAATATGCGAAGATATAATTTGAGCCTTTTCTTCTTTTGTTAAATTAATAGTCATTTTTCTCCTTTCTTATTATATCATTTAAGTTTAATTTGGTAAATTAGATTTTAAAGATTCTAGCGTAGCAATCTGTAAATCGTAATCTCCAATTATTCTAACAATGTTTTCATAAATTTCATTATCTGTGCTAGATATAGTTTGTAGCTCTATTCTTCTAATTTCATGACTAAACTGTTGAGCTTTTAGCTCAGTAATATGGGCATCAATTATTGCTATTTTTTGATCATCATTTAAGTCAGTGCCTGCCATTTATTTACCTTTCTTATACTTGTTCCATTATATCATTTTTATCTATTTTGTAAAGACCATTTTATACGCTGGCTGAGAATCCAGATGAATATGTTTGGCCATTAGTTCCTAATATTGTTGCCTGGTAACTTCCCCATCTACCTGCGGTAGTTGTAGAGGTATCTCCATCCGTAGTTCCTATTCTATAGTTCCACGGTATACCGTTAATATTTCTAAAACTCGTTGTATATGACCTTGTTCCGCTAGCAATAATTGTTCCACTCGAACTTCCAGAACGAATTCTCCATGGATAACTAGGGTTTCCAGAGGTACTTCCACTCCAAGAAGCATTATCCCATCCCCAGTTAAAAGTGGATCCAGATCTAAAGAAATATGGAGGATTATTGTTTAATGAAATTGATGGGGTGACAAATACGGCATTCCATATTGCTGTTGCTGTTGCATTTGCAGACCCAAATGTATAAGAGCCTCCTCCAGAATAGGTAGAGCCTCCAATATTCCATCCTCCAAAGCTAAATCCAGATCGTGTTCCAGCTCCTGATGCCAATGTAATTGTCGCACCGCTTGCTCCAGGTTGAGGTAATGGAGTAGTAGATCCGCCATTTGCAGAATATGTAAGAGTATAAGTAACAACCGTAGAAGCTGTTCCAGTCACAGTTGTTGATGCGGTATTATATCCAGAAACAGATTTATTAACTGTTATTGTAGAGGACTGGGCGGATGATAATCCTGATGCCGTGACCGCACCAGTCGAAGAGTTTACGCTTCCAGAACCAGCGGTTGCTGAAACATATGAGTACGAGGCTTCTGTTTGTGCGCCAGAATTTATAGAAGCCGTCCACCCACCAGCTGCAGAAGTTGCAGATCCATATGAAAATGCAACTGCATCAGCATTTGCTGAAGTAATCTGATTGCCAAAATAATAATATGTAGTTCCATTGGTTCCCACGACTGTGTCTCTTACTGTAAATACATAGGGGACTCCAGCGGGATCAGAAGGAACTATTGCGTATGGATTGGCTGTTCTAAATGATGATAATGTATTTCCTGACGGAGACACAAGGTTTGATGTATTTGTAGAATAAAGTAGTACGGATGTTACTGATGCCGCATTATTATAAGTTCCAGCAGACCAAGTAATGCTATCAAGATACTTAACGATAGATGTAGAAAATGTATTAGTTGCTCTTGCTGTTGGTGCAGAGTTTTGTGAAACAGCTGAGGATGTTACAGTAAATGGAAATCCAGCACTCCAAGAGCTTGCTACTGATGACGGACCTACACTAGTTTCTCCAGTAGAGGCAACAGATCTAACATACATATAATATGTAAATCCTGCAGAAGATGGACCTGTTGAGTCTGTTACTGGACTAGAAGAACCTGATCCGTCTGGTGTATATTGTACAGTTGTCGACAATGATGAAGCCGTTGTCCAATATATTTGATAAGCTGGACCAGATCCTCCAGAAAAATAAGCTGTTACTGGTGCCCCTTCAATTCCAGAAGAAACAAATGAAACTGTTGGTGCTGTTAAAACATTTTGAATTGAAACAGATGCGGTGCCAATTGAATAATCTGGTATTGTTTCTACATAGGCGGTGTAGTTTCCAGTTGAGTTATAAGTATTTGATAAACTATACGTTGGCTTGTTGGTTCCATATGACGGGTAAATCCAACCACTACTACTTCCGTCTCCATAAACAACTCTATATGCATAAGGGTAGCTATTTAATCCAGAAGGATAACTTTGAATTATTCCTGAAAACGTTACAGTTGTTCCTGGGCCTCCAGATGTTGGTGTAGCGGTAATAGTACCCAAAGAAGTTGGGTCAATATCCCACCAGTCAAATGAGAAGCTAGTAGAAACTGTATCTCCAGGAACCCAATAGTATCTGGTTCCACCTATCACTGCACTTATTTCATATTCCCACGTCCATCTTGAAATACCACCATCATATGTTGATCCGTTAAAGATTTCTGGGATTGAAAAAACATCATATAGAAAAGCATTACCACCAGATATTGTAACATTGCTTATGTTTCCAACATTATTATAATCTGACTCATATACAATCCATGCTGCAGATGCTGTTGCTACCGCCTGATTATCTGGGTTCCAATAAGCTCCTGTTTGATTATTCAACACTCTATATCTCACTCTAAATGTTGTTGAGGAGTTTACCCCAGAAACTTTCCATTTTAATTTTAATGTGGTAGCTGTTACTAAATTACCTCTATTGTTAAAACCACTGTCTCCGTTTGAATCTTCAAAAACAACATCTGATATTCCTATTGGCTGACCAATTGTGGATGTCTGATTACTCGTTGATGTTGTTTCTCCGCCTGTATTTGTAGCAGTTACAGATACCCTTAGTGTATGACCAACGTCTGTGCTTTGAATAGTGTATGTAGAACTAGATCCAAGATCATCTCCAGTAGCATCTCCCCAGTACCATCTATAAGTAAAATTATCTGGTGCTGTGTCCCCTGTATTGTCTGTAGTATTCTTCCAGTACGTTCCGAGTGTTGTTAAGGCTGTTACCGTTGAGTTTGCTGCTAATGTACCACTAATTGCTGGTAATGTAAGTGCAACTGGTTTATACTTTGTTATTTTTACTGCTTTTGCGGCAGCTTCGTTAAAATTGGTTCCATCAGATGCTCTTACTGTTACAGTAATCCACTTATCGTCATCGTCAGAAACAGTTTTATATGAAGTAGAGGTGGCTGCCGTAATGTTTTCAAATGGTCCAGTTTCATTATCTGACCTGCTCCATTGTCTTGTATATGAAGTGGCACCGTCCCAGCTTCCATTTGTTGAGTCATAGGTGTCAAAAAGTTTTCCACCTTCTCGTGGGGTTATCACAGGAGATGAGTTTAATGAGGGACCAGAACCAGCAAATACTTTAGTCCAAGCCCCATTTCTTTTTACATATGCAGTAGCAAGGGCTGTCCAGGCTCCGTTCCTTTTTAGATACATTTTTTTAATCTGTACCCATTTAGAAACTCCATTAACAGATTTTTTTATAAATGCTACTGGCATTCTGTTTCCTTAGTTATTCGTGCTAAATGCAATATCGCCATTTTGTCCAACATTCTGCCAAGATGAACCAAGGATTGTTGTAGAAGAAGATCCTGTAGAAAAAAAAGCTCTTCCTCTAGTAATTTTGCCGCTTGCATCGGCTTGCAAAACTGCTGGCTGGTCTGAAAAGCTTGTTGTCTCGTGTCTATTTGTCCAGTTATCCCCAAAACCATTCATATAAAAAGCTTTTTCAGTGCTATTAGATCTTACTTCAAAACTTATATATCCCCCAGGATAATTTCCATATATAGTTGCGTCCCCAGAAGCGGTTCCTGTTTGCAGCCATAGTTCAGAATAGTATCCAGAGGTTGGTACTCCACCTTTTTCAATTGAGTCTGTAATTTTAAGGGTTTTTGATGTATTTGTAATGGTTGTGGTTCCGCTTACCCAGGTTTCATTAATAGGGTCATAGTATCCAGTAGACACTTCATCTGTCCACGTATCAAATGCTGGAATCATGCTATAGTTTGCTTCAGTAAAATTAATTTTTGTAGAAGTATCTGAAGCTTCGCTGTAGTCTCCGCTCTGCCCCCCAGTTCCAACCTGTCTTCCACTTACGTTAATTGTTGTACCAGTTATTGTTGATGAATTAACTTCACCGTTTGTTAAAGTGCCACCACTCATCGTTAGATTTCCAGTAGAAGTGTTTAGTGTAAATTTACCACTTGCGGATCCACCATTATAATGAGCTATAGAATCTGGCGTCAATCTTATATGTGCGCCAGACGCACTTCCAATAAACAAAGCAGGATCATATCCGCCATTTAGCTTAATTGTCCCTGTTGCGTTTTGCAAGTAGCTTCCAGCAATTGTCCACCCAGCAATTTCTCCAACTGTAGCTTTTAAATATCCGCTTCTGCTTACGCTAAATGGAGCACTTAAAAAAGTTGTATTTCCTAGCCATATGCCTGTTGAAGGCTCTGCTTTAAATATGTCGTTACCAGATCCAATGGACAAGTCTCCAGTAAATGTTCCAGATCCTTTTATTGATAAAGTTCCAGTTGTTCCGCTTGTTAGGTATTCTAATAACTTTGTTGTTCCATCTGTTCCATAAATAATAAATGGTGAAGAGCTTCCTGAGATAACAACTCTTTGCCCTCCACTAACTCCAGCAGTTATTGAGGCTTCAGCCGTTAGTATGCCAGTGCTAATTTCGCTAGCTGGTAGCTTAGAAACTGTAATCGGATTTCCGCCTGCAGATATTGGCTGTCCATTTGCAACCTTATTTGCATTTACCGTGTCTATTTTAATATAGTATGGAGTTCCGTATTGCAGTGTAGCGCCAGATGATTTATCAATAACTGTTCCAACACCTATTGAAACTTTATTTGACCCATTGGCAAAATTTAATGTGTGAACCCAGTTGTTGTCACTTACAGTAAAATCTGGGGTAGTACCGATGAAAACTTTAGCCCCAGCAAAGCTGCCAGAAGTAAAGTCTTCAAATCCGCCATTGCCATTTGATTTCTTTCCGTTCCATTCTACTATTATAGAAGCAAGCCCTGATGTAACTGTTGGTGCATATGGATCTTCTGGTTCTAAAACTGACTGACCAGATTTTGTAACTAAAATACTTCTTGCATCGCTTACTGCAGATTTAGTTCCGTAGTTTGATATTGCATAAAGAGCTACAGCGTATTGACCTGCTGGTGCAGCTATTGTCTGTGTTCCTGCAACCTTGAAGCTGCCAGCTGCCTTTGTTCCATCAAATGGAGCTCCATCTATAAATATATCAACTCTATCTACATTTGTTATTGGCTTTCCAGATTTATCGTTTCCGTTCCATGTTATCTTAATGAATCCATCATCGCCCACTACGTCTGTTAAAGATAAATTAGGGCTTCCTGGAAGAGTTTCTCCTGGGGTTACAAGAAGTCTAGATGCCGACCACAGGCCAAAAGTTCCATCTTTATATTTGTATCTAAATTGAATTGGATATGTTTCGTTTACATTTAGGTCTGTTACCGTTACAATAAAATAGTTTCCGTCTTCTACTGCAACGGAATTGTCTATTAACAAATCCTGATAAGTCATTTAGATATTCCACTCCAAGTCTAACTTATATTCAATATCTAATGATCTTCCAGCTATTTTCTGTATGCCATAAAAATTTCCAATTCCAGAAACTGTTGCTGTATTATTTTTTGAAAGGGTTATTGTGTAGTCAGATATGCTTACTATTTCTGCCCCTGAAGCAATTCCATTCCCAGAGACTGGCTGACCTATAAACAAGTTTGTAGCAGAGCCTACGGTTATAGTGTTTTGGCCAGAAGTACCAGAAATCTCAGAATTTGTAATAACTAAAGATCTGCTAATTAATCCAAAAATTGGGTCGAATGTGTCTTCATCATTAATTCTTAACCCATCAAAACCTACAGAAGATATTGTAGATCCAATTGGTTCTATTGTAATTCCTATTTTATTTATACTTGATTTGTCAGGAGCTGGAGAAGTAGCTCCATTAAATATTTCTGACATCGGTATATCCAGTGTCATTTTATGTCCTGTGCCAGACTCTGGTGTGATTGTTTTTAAAAACCATCTGTCGTCTGAGCTGTAAAATTTAATTTTAATTGAATTAAGATTTTCATCTTTTTTATAGTAAGCTAATTTAAGTGTATCGTTAACGCTATATCCTGATAAATCTAAATTTTCAATACTATATATATACTCATTAGAGCCTCCTTGTAGTGACTGCATCAGGAGTAGTGTGTTCCCTATTCTTGAATTTGACGTTAGGTAGTCTGCTTTAAAGCCTTCTTCATCTGTCCACTCTAAATAAGATTCAAAATCTGTTATAAACTTGCTGTCAAAATTATTAATAGAAGATCTTGTAGATGGGTAAAGACCCATTTCGTTGATACGTCCTTCTACATCTTGTGGTATTGTTGTTTTAAATATAACAGAATATGTTGTGACATCATCATTGGTCTGTATATCGGTTGTTCCAAATATTACTGGGGCCCTGTAGAATTCGAATCCTAATCTAGTATTGTTTTCTGACTCCTGAGAATAATCTATACCGATAGCAATGTCTTTATTTAAGTTAGGGACATTTCCAGATATTTGATTTGTTAAAAATCTTTTTCCAAATTTTGTTATCATTTTTTTCTCCTATTAAAGTGGCGTTGAGTATGCAGACCTATATGTTTGTCCGTTTACTCCAACTACCACTGTTCTTACTCTTAGCCACCTAGGAGATGAAGTTGATGCAGTATCTCCATTTCTTGAGCTAACTCTATATTTTCTCATATAACTACTAGTTCCAATTTGATAATTTCCAGAAGATGGGTATGCAATAGTTCCACTACTTAAAGCAGGTGCGGTTGGAGAATTAGTTGAACTAACTATCCACTCATAGGAAACTGAGGAGTTTGTGCCAAATCCAGAAGCATCATTCCATCCCCAGGATATTGTATTCCCATCTCGCTTAAATACAACATTGGGTTTTGTTGGGGTTGGCTCTACAAAACTAACCGATGACAATGTTTGGGTTGATATCACCTGGACCTGAGATGTTAAATTAAAAATTCTTGCATCTATGCCAGAAACATTTGTTGGATTATCACTAGAGTTTCTAATTTTGATTAGCGCTCTTACCTTTTGCGCTTTTGATACTGGGTCATAGTAGGGTTCGTAAACTATGCTTTCAATATCGGTTAATGACGGTATGTCTAAAGATTCTCCAACTACTGGCGGTGTTTCTGTTTCTTGTTCTTTAGGTATACCAATAACTGTTGATGTGCTTGATGCGGAATATAAGTTTGAATTTAAGTATCTTGAATAATCAATGGACCCAGCTTTTATTGCAATATAATCACTTGGGTGCAAATGCAATGAGTCTGGGTGGTCTAACGGGAGGGCAATTACTGCTCCTCTTGTTAGATCTTTGACGTCTATTCTTTTTGACTTAGCCATATTTTTATTATACCATTTAACTATAAAGTTCTACAGGTAATTTGGGTCTCCAATCCGCCAGAATAAGAGTGTGTTACATTTGTTACTATAAAACTTTCAGTTCCTGCTAAGCCATAGTAAGAGTACTTTATTCCAACTATATCGCCTACAGAAATAAGAGGGTTTCCAAATATTGACATTGTTATAAGCTTGCCTTTATTTACAACATTACTTTTAATCCATTGGGCCAAGCTTTTTACATCAGCCTCATTTTGAAGCCACATAGACTGAAAAATAATTGGCTCAACTGTTGTGTATTCATTTAATCCTTCAGTTTTATATTCAAGGTCTCCAGAGCTTCCAAGAGTATTTCCATAGATGTAAAGGCTTGCTTCTAGACCATTAGATACTGGGATGCTGGTAGAAGTATTGTTTAATATGAATGCTTGAGCGCCAAAGTTAGAAACCTTTTGACCAATAATGTTTGCATATTTATTTATACCAGTACTCCATTTAATTGGGTAAGATGGCCTTGAATCGTATTTTATATCAACCTTTAATATCTCTCTTACAACAGTTCCAAATTCATCAAGGGCGGTTAATTTTTTATTTGCAAGAGATATTTCATCTTGTGAATAATTTGACATGTACGATAAATCACCAAAAGATGTATTTACTAAATCGTTTCCAAATTGACCTTGATAAAAATTTAAATCAAAAGTAGAGTCTGCATACTGGTAGTCTTTAAGTTCATTTCCGTATACGTAATCAAATGCCACCTCGCCTCTTCCGCATAGAACGGCTACTCTATTTGTTGGTGCAAGAATAGATGTTTCTGGTAGCGCAACGGCACCGCTCTTTCTTACCGTGGAGTCCTGGTAGCTAATTTTATAACCATTAATGTATGCATCTATATTAACAGTTCTGTTTTGTATTTTTACCTTGACATCAATATTATAAATTCGTCCTCCGTATATTCCTTCTACGGTAGACTCTGTTCTTGTTCCCATTTCTTTTAATGGCTTTATTTTGTTTCCAACAAATTTAACAATTCTTACGGATTTTTTATCTAATGCTGCGGATGAGGAGGTCGATTCAATAATAATATAGTATCCAGTTTGACCTAAATTGTCTACAAAAAACCCAAGCCCTCCCATTTGCTTTGGGTTGTCAACCATATTATCTAACACTAAACTTGTTCCATATGAAAAATATCCAACATTATATTCGTTTCCATTAGTTCTAGAAACACTTTTTGTTGATGGAACAACAATGGCTGGGAACTCTCTGTGGGCTATAGCATATCTTTTTGCTAAATAGTCTTGCTCTGTAACAGAAAGAGCCATGTAAGATTTTGCAACTTTAAAATCTTTTGATTTTTTAGAAAGTGTTTGTATTTGAATTCCGTCTTTTGGCATTGTATAATTTAGTTGTTGTACGCCATACCCCATATTTGAATTTAAGTATGGAACTACTTGAAAATCATATGTCGCTCCCATTATTAAATTATCAACAATAAATGGATCAGAGGTTTTGCTTAATGTAACCTCTGGAGAAGATGGGTCGTTTACCCACGCACCATTAGATAATATTTTTTTCTGTACGTATATACTATACGAAGTTGGCTCTACAGACCAGTTATACGTATCTATATTTATTTCTACCGAGGTGTTAGAGATTGGCTTTATCACTAAATTTGTAATAAAGGTTAGCTGCGTATAGGTCCCTCCGATTGGAAATATATCACGCATTTTGAGTCACCAAAGATCCAGTCCAAAGGTATTCTGTTGACGGAACACCGCTAGCATTGTGTGATGCGGCTGTGGTTCCTAGAGCCCCTCTTGTCTTAACCCTATATACGCCATTTGGCTTAAAGTATATTTCTGAATTTATTCCAGAGGATCCAACCTTTGAAAAGTTTCTATATTTATTTACGTCAGCAGAATTTTCTATCCATATGTTTATAAAGTTTGATCCATTATTTAAAACGTTTGTTTCTGTTAGTGCGTCATATATTGTTGATGGCGTCAAATCTTTTGGAATGTACTGATATCCTATTGCGTCAAATTCTATAATCTCTGAATCTATCATAAAATAGCCGTTAAAATTAAAACCAGATTGAAATTTGCTGTACTTGTCTGGGGTTTCTAAATCTAGGTATATCTTGTTGCTTGAAGCCGTTAGTGTTTCTTTTAGCCCGCCTGCAATTAAATATGAAGTTGGAGACTGCCAAAGAGGGCCAGACCCTCCCATATAACTTGAAGATATTGGAGTAGACCAAAGAATCTTTACCTGATTTGCTGAGGCTATATCTTTTTGGTTAAAGTCTACAATGTTTGGTAAATTACTTTCGCTTTGATCGTAGAAAAAATTCCAATTCTTATCAGTTCTTGAATACATATAATTTCTGCTATAGAATTGCAATACATTATTCTCATCGATAACCGCATTCATTTGTATGTCTCTGCAAAGCTCTTGAATGTGCTCCCAAACTGTCTTGCTGCCGTCTGTCCAAAAATAATTAATAAGCGGGATTGATGAATCTGTTTCCGATGTGAGGTTGAAGGCATAGTTTGTAAACCCTACAGAGTCTAGCAACCTTCTTAATACTGCTGTTGCTGGGTATGATTCGCATAGCATGTCTGGGGCTATGGTCTCCATTAAATACTTTGTGTTGTCTAGTGCAGTTAATGTAGTTTCACCATAGCTGTCTATGTCCCAGCTGTCTACATAGTATTGACCCTGAAACACCTTATCGTATTTTTCAGATCCTTCTGTGTGCGTTCCGCCTGCATGGTATATCTTAAAGTATGGGCTCAATACAACATTTTTATATATATAAGTAAGAGAATTTAACATGGCTACATCTCTATTATATGAAACATACTCTGGGGAAGACTGGTTATATTTTGCTAAATTTAAATTTAAAGAGTTTGCAGTTACTTTTCCTACTGGAAGAATGTCTTCGGAAGATGCTGAGGACTCTTTATTTATTGTAAATGACACCACATCTTCTGATATATCTTTTACCCATCTTGCTGAAATCTCTATAACTCCAATTATTTTCCCAGCGCCTGCGCTTGGAGTTGTTAGAGTAATTGATTTAATTAAAAGTGGGGAAGCAAATGCGCTTGGTTCTGTGGAAGACCATGCGGATCCATTGTAATGCAATACGACATTTCCATCAGACGGAACACTTAATGCGCTTGCAATTGTTACTTGAGTGTTATCAGACTTTGTTATAACTAATGTGTAGTTTGATGGCAAGGTGTGATTTTTTTCAAACTTTAAAACAATTTTATTTGTAAGGGCGTATTTAGTTCCAGATGTTGCATAATTTATTGTTACATTTGCACCAGTGTTTATTGGAGTAACCCAATATTTATAAAATGTTTCTACCCCTGGATAATATATTCTAGGCTGTGAGTCTGGGTATTTTACTGACCTATATGATGAAAATGAATTTGTATAGGTGTCGGCATCTGCTAGGATAAAATATTTTATTCCAGAGTTAATTGGCCTAAAAGGTTTTATTAAAGAATCAACTGGAAATAGTTTTTTATATGGGTTAGGTCTTCCAGATGGCCATGCTGGCTGATTTACCGAATTAACTATTTGACCAGTATACGATGAATCCGCAATATTATTAACAGCAGAAATGTTATCAAGCATGTTGTTCATATTATATTCAATATTGCACCCAGCACTTATCTTAATGCTAGTATTATTATAAAGAGTGTTCTTTAGATTAGTTGAAGCATTTATCATTTTATACCTGTACCATTGTTATTGATACATTCCAAAATGGCTGTGCGCCTCTTTTTAAAACTGTAAAGTTGCAATTTGCAAAGACTACTGTATAGGATTCGTAGTTTGCTGACTCCTGGTTGGTTCCGTCTTTTGCCAGATTTACTCTAATATTAAAAGCTGACTGACCTTCTGCGCTATTATAAAATGCTCTTAAGTCTTCTGCTCCCCAAGCTCCATCTACCGTAAATGTTCTATATGATGGTAGCATATCCCAAGATAGAGTAAATGTTTTCTTATCTGCAACAAAAAATTTTCTTAGCGTTCCATTTGCCATTCTCTGTTGCTTTTCTATACGCTCATTACTTATATCAAATTGAGATCTATTATGCTCTGAGACCTTGTTGTATTTTAATGAGCCATCCCCGCCATTAGCAGATGCGTCGTAGCCTTGAATTTGAAGAATGGATCCTCTAGGCATTTTCACTATACTCATACTGTTCTGCTCCTTCCAGAGGCTATTTCTCTCATTTTCATTTCTCTATGTATTGCTCTTGCTACGTCGTTTGCATCAAGATTTGACCCATTAAGCGTAACATTTATATTATACATTGATCCGCCGCTTGTGGCTAGTCCACCATCTGCATAAGGCATTCTTGTTACTGGTCCGCCCATTGCGTATTTTTTATTATTAAATGCATTAAATGTTTGAACACCATATTTTTTAACAGAGTCTGCGTTTATTACATATTCTCCATTTGAAAGCATAGCTGGGATGGAGTCAGATGTCGCTGTGCCAGCTCCTGAGATGTACCCGCCAAGCGCCTTATTAACAACCTGAACTTGTCCAGATCTATCTACGTTTCCAGAAATTTTATATTCTTTTCCATCTATTGTAATTACAGTTCCAGGCGTCAATTTAAATCCAGCTGCTGTTACTTCCTGTGCTGAGACGCTTTTAGTTACAATTGCTCCCCTGCTAGTATAACTTGTACTTGTATTAAGCTTAATGTCCTGTCCTGGGTTAAACTTTGTTTTAGTAAAGAATTTAAGTAGTGCAGCATCATTTGTTTTCAACTCTTTATTTTGATTTATTACGTCTGCAAATGCAGATTTACCAATTCCTTCTATACCAAATGATCCTGGTCTTAGTCCGTCCTTGAAGGGTATATTCGGACCAACGCCACCAATTGCATTTGCTTCTTTAGTAAAGCCAAGTTTTCTTAATTGAGTTTGCAGATTTGCTACTTCTTTATAATTAACATCTCCATTTGCAGCATTTAATGTTGTAGATACCAAATTATTTAATGTTATTTGTAGGTCTGCAGCTTTCTTCAAGGAGGCATCTGCTGCAGCGGTGGCTTTTTCAACTGCCTTTTGAGATCCTTCTATCTTCTTTTGTAGGCCCTCAATAATTAGCTCTTGTGCCTTTACGTCGGCTTCTTCTTTATCTCTGATGGCTTCTACGGCAAGATCTTTTTGTCTAGATGAGTTTAGTAATTTAATATCTATCTGTGACTGCGCTGCTCCTGCCATATCCCCAGAAGCAAGTTTTTCTTGGTACTGAATCTGTAGCTTTTGGATTTGAAGGTTATAGTCTTCTGCGTCATTCTGTCTATTTAATGCTTCTACCTTAGCGTCTGCTTGCTCTTTTATTTGATCAATTATCTTTTGATGTTTTTTAATTTGAGCATCTAAATCTTTTTGAACATTCTGTTGTGTCTTTATTGCTTTCTGTGACGTACCAGCTTCAGTTAATCTTTTTATTTCATCAGATATGCCTTTAAATTTCCCGCCAATTAAATTTTGAGTTGCAAGGTTTACTGCCTTCGCTGCAAGTCCTGCCATTTCTGAATTCATAGACTTAAGATCAATATCTATACCGCTTAAATACAATTTCATTTTTGCATACGCACCAGCAACCGTGTCTGCCTCATTAACAATAAGACCCATTATTGCATTTTGCTTAGACAAAGCCTCTACTCCTTGTTTTTCTAATTGAAGATTTCCAAGACGTGTTCCGCTAATTGATTTTAATGTTTCATCAAATGCCTCTCCACTTGTCACCAATTGACCTTGAGCATTTTTTGTTCCAACAAGAGCCTTTTCAGCTTCTTGCAAAGATGTTATGACTGTATCAAATGATATCGCTAATTGATCAGTATTTCCTTCTTTTAATAAAGCATTAAACACCTTAACCGATTGAATTGCAGCTGTTGACTTATCCTTAATGCTAGCAAATCCCTCATTGGCTATTGCTTGTACTGCTAGGTTTGCTTTATTAGAAACAGAAACCATTGCGTATATCTTTTTGGTTGCTTCTTCTGCACTCATTCCGCCTGCAACAAATTGTGCCTTTAACTGCTGTGCTTTTATTATAACTTCTTTAGGGCTTGCCTTATCAAACATCTTTACATAGTCTGGGAAGTCCTTGCGTACTGTTTCTTTTAACTCTGACAGCTGCTTAATTGTTAAGTTTAGTCCAGCCACACCAGAATTTTGTGTTGCAGCATAGAACTCTTCTATTTTTGCTTTAGTTAATTTTGTTTGGTCAGCAAAGTCTTTCATTTGCTCTGTCAATGAATTGTATTTAATGCCAAGCCTTTGTGCAGACTCTTCTGTAGGGCCAAATGCTAAATTAATTATCTTACGATGTTCATTAATTTTATCGTTAACAGTTTTAACGGCTGCGCCTACAGCTAATACAGCTCCAAGCAATTTAACTGGGCCTGGTAGCAATGTTACAGCTTTTATTGCGTTCTTAAATCTATCTAGTTTTGGTATAGATTCGTCTGCAGACTTTCCTGTTCGCATCATCATTGCAGGGACAGCCATAGAGCCAGCTATTCCACCAATCATTCCACCAATATCTCCGCCAACCATTGACCCTAGTGCTTGTCCGCCCATCCATCCAGCAGTTCCACCAACCATTTGTCCAACCATGCCACCCATAGCATATTTTCTTGGTGCTGGTCCTCCTGGAATCATTCCTCCATTTTTATATCCACGCATCCACTTTTGTCTTAAAGCTATTGATCTTGGATCTGGTGCCACGTATCTTGGGTTAGCCCAACCCTTCGCCAACTTTTGCAATGGCATATTTAAAAATGTTTTTCTTCCGTGGGCATTTATTGAATATTTATCTGGATGTATACCTCTTGCTGCAGTGTTGTAAGGCATTCCTCCAAATGGTAAAGATGCTCCAACGTGACCTCGTTCTGCTCCAAAAATTGATTTAAATGTTTTCCCTCTGCCAAATGCTGGAGTTGCTTTTCTTTGATCCTCTGGGTAAAGCTCTTGCATTCTTTCAAAATGTTTACCTGCCATAGAATCTGCTGGTATTCCGCCACCAGTTGAAACAAATGGTTGTGCTACCTTTTGTCCATCAAAACCAATATTTCTTACGCTGCCCTTTAATACACCTTTATTTTTTGCATTTCTCTTAAATCCTAGTGAGCCAATCTCTTCTGTTAAAGAAACTCTTCTTCCTTTTGCAGCACTCATTCTGGTAACTCTTTGTAGATGCCTGTGCATTATCTTAGAAACAATTTGATCGTATTGTTTTGGAGTGATATTTCCAGACTTCATTAAAGTCTCTCTTATTTCTTTTTCCATTGGGTTTATTGCAAACTGTAAATCTTTTGAAGAATAGCCTAGCTGTGATCCTATTTCATAAAGAATTCCGCCTGGATGTACGCCAGATCTACGCATTTGTCTAAAATCGTCTGCAAACATTTTGCCAGGAATTGTGTTTCCAGTTGTTAATGGTGTGTCAAGATTTAAAGACTTTCTTCTTCCAGCTTGATCTGGGTGGGCCAGTATTGCATTCATCTTGCTACCTTGCCATAACATTGTTGCTGGTAAGAATCCGCCTTCTGCATAATTGCCATCTTGATTTCCCATGCCACCGTTAATTGCTGCAAGCAGTGGCAGATTTTCTCTGGTTGCTTTTGCGTTAACTATAAACTCTCCAGCAGAAGCCATAATTGGAATTGAGTCAGATGTTCCAGTGCCTGGTCCATAAATTTTTCCACCAGCTGCAAACTTTTTAGGCATTGTGGTTTCTGTAGAATATCCACCACCCCAAGTTCGTACACCAAGACCTCTTGCTATCTTATCAATAATTCCAGAAGCTGCTCTTTTTGGTCTAAATATTTCTTTAATGTTTGACTTTCCTGTGCTGCTTACAATTGGTTGATCTACTAATGGAACTTGAGTTAGGTTGGCAGTTCTTCCAAGGCTAGTAGCAACCTGTGTGGTTGTTTGCCCCATCATTCTTTCTAACTCTGCGTTAATTGCAATAATTTTTGTGCGAGCTGCATCTACTGTTAATTTACCTGCTTGCAACTCTGCAACAATTGCAGCAGATTGTGATGCTGCATTACTTGTCAATTTTGTCATAGCTGGAAGCAACTGTCCGAATGTGCTATTTATTTCTGCGCTAAATGTTCCTGTTCTAGCAATTTCTTTCTTTAAATCTGCAACTTCTTTCTTGGACATCATAGATAGTGTTCCCATTAATGCATGCCACTTGGCAGCTTCTCCAGCAACAATACCAGTTGAAACTCCCTTAGATGTCGTTAGACCTTCAATTCTTGGAAGATCTCCATCCATAAATACTTGTGGCACCGCTCCTATTTTTTGGTTTAATGGAATTGGTGCTGGTGTGAATGAGTGTATAGTTTGTGAATCTCTTTGTCCTTGAGTCATTAATGATCTTGGATTGTGGTGAGCCGCTGCTCTTGTTCCCTGCGCTCCAATTAGTGGGTGAGATGAATTAACGCCTCTTCCTGCTGCATCCATAACTATAGTTCCACCGCTTGAAACAACTGGGTTCACCGATATAGCAGCGGACATTGCTTTTTGTTCTAGGTTTGCAAACTCGGCAGCTAGTGTTGCTATTGATTGCTTTAATACTGATGCTGCCTTTGCATCGCTATAAAATGTTTGCTCTACTAAATTTCCTGCTTTTTGTGCAGCTAAAATTTCTGGTGTGAGTAGCTTCCAGCCTTCTCCACCTTTAAATAATGCTCTAAAGTGAGAAGCACCTTTTATTATATATCCAAAAAAGTTTCCAAGAACACCAGTTAACATAATTAATGGTCCAGCTGCTGCTGTTATCATACCCAAAAATCCAAGTGCTTGTTTAATTGGATTTGGAAGAGATTGTACAAAGTTAAGTATTCCATTTACAAATTGAATTAAAGTGGTATTGATCTTTAGGAACTGCTCTCCAATTCCAGCAAGATCTGCTTTTAATCCCTCTACCGCTCTTTTATATTTACCAGAAGCTGACTCTGTAACCTGAGCTAATTCTCGACCAGCTAAATCTGTTAACTCTTCTGAGCTGGCTTTCATTAGATCCATTACTTGAAGCGTTTGGCTACCTTGTTTTCCAAGATTTTCAAAAAGAGCATTCATTCTAGCAAACTGGAACTTACCAAATAGTTGCTCTAAAGCCTGTTGCTTTTGTAGTGGGTTTAAGGTTTCTAAAGCAGACTGTAAATCTAAAATTGTTGCTGTAGTGTCGCCAGCATTTCTTTGAACAATATCTGTTAATGAAATACCAAATCCTTCAAACATTCCTTTTGCAACCTTTGTTGGATTAATTAAAGAAGCTAGACCAGATTTTAATGCGTTTGCACCTTCTGATGCGTTAATTCCACCTTCTCTCATTGCGGTTAAATAAAGAGCAAGATCTTTTACGTCTCCGCCAAGACCCTTAACAATTGGACCTGCTTTTGGAATTGCTTCTACTAAGTCATTTAGTGTTGTAGAGGTTTGGTTTTCTACTGCGTTTAAAAAGTTAATTGATTGAGATAGTTCTTCTGTATTTTGTTTAAATGCTGTTTGTATTGCAAGAGTTGCTTTCATTGCATCTTGTCTGTCAACTTCACCAAGCACTGCAAGTCTTGTTGTTTCTCTAATTGAACCAAGAAGTTCATTGCCTTGTTTTCCAGTTGCTGCGATATCTGCTGCAAGTGCAATAGTTTCTGAGAAAGATGATCCATAAGATCTGGCAAGGTCTGCTGCGGTGTCGCTTACATCTTTTCGTACTTTACCAAGCTCTTGTGTTGAAACGGCAGACAGTCCGCCGTAAACCTTTGTTAATCTAACTAATTGTTGATCTGCTTCTTTAAATGCATCAGCTGCAGCTTTACCAAATGCTGCCAGTGGAACTGTTAATCCTACTGTTAACTGACGACCCGCCCACTGTGTGTTTTTACCCCAGTTAATTAATTGATTTGCACCCTCTTGAATGACCTTATTCATGATCATTAATTCTTGCTTTGCAATAGCAGTTTTATTCTTTACTAGATCAAGACCTCTTGGGATATGCACATTGTATTGCATTAATCCTTCGGCATTTCTTCCTAAAGGCTGTAGTATAGAGTTTTGTAATTGTACTTGCTGTTTTGCTAAATCTCTTATTAGTCCGCCATTTGTTTTAACATGTTGGCTGTATGTTTGGAAAAATTTTCCAAGTTTTAATTGACCTCTGTCTAGCTGATTTCCAAATTTATCAACATCAGAAGTTAAGCTTACAAAATGGGTAGAGAATTGACCAGTGCTTCTCATTGTTTCAGCAAATGATCTATTCATTACAGCAACTTGTGCTGCTAATGTTTTGTTAGTAGTTTGAAGCTTTTCTTGTAGGCCAGTTAATGCTGAAGATACCTTATTAAGATCTGTAATAAGATTTGAAAAATCAGATTTAGCAACTATATTGGTTACTATTTGTTCTTCAGCCATTAACTATATTCTACTCCTTTGAGTATCCTAAACCAGCTCCAATACCAAATCCTTGCTGTGCTGCAAGTGGGCCTTGTAAAGAAACAACATCGTCTGCTGATGCGTTTATTCCTAGAGCCCTTCTTTGTATATCTTCGAAGGTAGGACCTTCTTTTTTTTCTTCTGTGCCTAGATCTACACCCTGTAAAGAAGCTAAAAATTTTCTTTTTTCTTCTTCTGTTTTTTGCATAGACTTAAACGTTTGAATTAACTCTGGCATTGAAAGGCTTTCTTCTAGTTCTTCGTAATTTTTCCAATTACCTAAAAGAAAAACTTCCCCAAGCAAAGCGGCTAAATCTAGTTCTGGCCAGCCAGAACCGCTGCCGCTAGAAGGTTTGGGTCGTCAAGTTTAATTCCTCCGCAAACATCAAGAATGCGGTTAATTGTTGGCATGTCTAAAGCATCTTCTAATGCATCTTTATCTGCTACCAAGTCTGGCAACTGTGACTGTATTGCAATTCCGCATGCGTTAATTAGAATTGTTAATGTTTCGTCTTCATTTTCTGCTGACTGTGTCTTTTGAATTTCTGCCATGAATAAGCGTAGCGCCTTAATGCTTAATGGCTTAAGCTTAACCTTTGAACCATTTTGTAGTTCAATTTCTTCTACATTGTATACTGTTGTAGCCAATTTATCCTCCTAGGATCGTCTTAATTATTATAACATATAGATATTATCACTACAAATGAAAAGCCCCCATTTCTGGGGGCCTTTCTAATTTAATAAATTAAATTATGCTGTCCATGTACGGTCAATGATCTTACCGTATTCTGAACCGCTGTAAGATGCGTCTGGGAGCAGACGGAATGTTACAGGGAATGTTGTTGCTGTTGTACGAGCCAAAGAGAACTGTGACTGTTGAACAGAAAGAACACGACGTGCATAGTATACACGCTCTGAATTTGGTGAGCTTGTGGTTGGAGCTTGTCCAACTGCAATTAATTGACGCTCTGTTGGAGCTTCACCTAGTGCTCCACCTGCTAGACCAAGAACTCCTGAATCTAGTGTTGCCTTCTTCTGTCCAAATACAACTAGAGTATTTTCTAGTGTACCTTCTGACATTTCTGTTGCAATCATAACTTCCATTGCAGACTTGAACAGCTTAGCTGTATCAAGTAGCTGATCTACAGTTACTGAGTCGTATGTTGGGTTATAAGTGATCTGAAGACCGTTATTTGTAAAACCTACGTTACGATAAGCTGCTGCAGTCTCTCCACCATCTGCTGTGTCGAGTGAGTTTAATGTTGTTGTGTATGATGCTGATGCGGAATATGCTGGGACCTTTGTAGATGGTTTTGTTGAACCAGCTACTGCAGTTCCTGTTTTAGCGATTCCTGGCTCCATGTTTGCTGCGTATCCTGGTACTGTTGAGTCGTCTACTGTAAGAAACAGTGGGGACGCACCAACAAGAATATTTTTAGCATTACCTTGTACTTGTGCCATGTGTTTACTACCTCCTGTGTTTTAAACTATATATATATATTTTAATACCAAAGCTGGCTAGGCTTCTTTCCTCTTATCCAATGATACGGGATATTGGGCTATAAAGCAATCTAAACGAATCTGCCGTTTTGGTCTGTTATTCTTGAATACTTAACCTCTAGCGTAATATCAGAGGACAGGAATCCCTGTATTTCTTGAGAAGGCTCAGTTGGCGATATGTCTGCTATATATATACTGTGGAATTTAAATTTGTCGCTTATTGCCCCTGATCTATTAACGTCTTTGGCAGAATCGTCCATTCTTCTAAATAGGTCAGTCATTACGTTTCTAATTTCTACTATTTCTGAGACATCTGTAGAGTAAACTGTAAATAAAATTTGTTCGCAGCATATTAGCCAATTGTCCTCATACGATAGCCCTACCTTGTCGTAAACAATATGCTTTTTACCGCTTAAAAAATGATTCATTTCCGCAGATTGCTGAACTGGGATTATGGGTATTATGGTCTGACCTAAGTTATCGCTGTAGTATTCATCCTCATCAAAAATATTATATTCCACAAGATTTTCCCAAAGGTACTTTCTAATTTCAAACATAGCGTCTAATTTATAATTTGCTGTCATACCATTGACCCTCCAAATGAAGATTCTACTGCTGCGTCCGCCATGCCTCTAATTGAATTAGGTGAAAAAGAATATTGTACTCTTTTAATTGAAGATGGTATCATCAAAGCCTTTGTGAGTTCTGAATTAAATAGTCTCTGAAAGCCAGATTTTTTAATTGAGTTATTAACCAAATTTCCACTAAAGAATCTGGAATAATATAATCTAAATTGATTTTTTACACTAGGTCCTCCAGGCCTTCTAACGGTCACTGTAGCCCCTTTGGGCATGAAGACTGTCATACCATTGGATTCGAACACAAGTCTCTCAGAATGGCGTGGAGCAATTACTAGAGGCATTCCAGCTTCCATCACAGAAGCCTTATTGATAAATACATGTTTTCTTCTACTTGCTGGTGCTGGGACAAATGATTTAGATGGCTGTAAGTCGTAGTCTATTTTAAAAGAAATTCCGTCACCATCAATTGATCTTAATTTAAAAAGTCTAGCTGACTTATTGCCAGCTTTTTTCCACTCATAGACGTGATGAAGAGACTTTGGCTTTGACCTAGCCTGTGAGTCTATATGGTCTCCAAAATCTTTATTTATCTGAGTAAAGATTGTTTGCTTAAATGCTTTTTTAAACTTCTTGCTTTTATTAAATTTAGCAATGACATTTGCCTCGTAATATAAGGCTGCAGATATCTGTGCGACGTTGCTATCTTTAATTGCAGCATTTTGAGACTGCCCTACCATTAATCTTTCTAGGCCAGATGCTGCTTGTAATAAAGCTACGCTAGAGTCCAATTTGCTGGTTCTCCGATCTCTTTACCGCAGAGTTGTATCCTATTATATTTCCAAATGGGTCTGTAATTGGGGTGGTTCCTATTATCTCAAAAACAGTTGGAGTCTCTGTAGGGAAATTAATTTCTGTCCAGATAACGTTATTCTTGCTATCTCTAATATTTGTAATTTTTTCTCTTGAGGTTATACGTTCTGCTGTTCTTATTTGTATGTTTTGCTCATTAACATATCTGTTATTAAATGTTTGATTGTCGCTTGATCTAATTGTGGAAGAGTTTGTTATCATTCCCTTTGCATGGCAATCTACTGTTTTATAGTAATTCCATTCTTTTACTATTGCACCAGTATTTGGGTCTTGATTATCCGTTTGCCTATAAACGTCCATTTTCATAGACAATATTGAGTCTATGAGGGAATACACTTATATCACAACCATTTGATTTAAAACATATGGAGATAGCAGCTTGTCCGCATAGGCGCAGCCAGTACCGCTATTTATATTTGAGGTATACTCAAACTTCCAGTCAAAAGTAGATATAGATTTCATATATTGATCTTTCCATATTCTATCTTTATCAAAAAAATGTCCCATTAGTTGTATACACGCCTGCTCAACTTCATCTGGAACCTCGCTCCAACCAAATCTTCCCTGAACACGGTATGCGTAATCTTTTATGAATGATCCGCCACCAATATCATTAATGCTTGGTGGCACCATTCCGTTGGCAGAGTAAACGCTGTTATCTAATTCATCTGCTCTATTTACTCTTAGCCCGAATCCAGTTTCAGATATACGCACTGACCTACCCCAATTGTTTATTTCTTGGGTATTGTCAAGAAGCATTATGTCATTTACATAAAGCTCATGAAGGGTATTTAATTTATAAGGCAGTGGCAAAACATCAGAGCCTGACCCATAAATTGTATGTACGTCATCATATAAGCTAAACTTTTGTCCAGTAAAATCATCAATTATCTTTCTTGCATATTTTTCTGCCATGACTAGCTCATGATATGTTTTATAGTTTGGGTCAGATGGGTCTGTTCCAAAATTTAAATCTTCTATTGCTTCCGCTAATGAGCAATATGGCTGAACAATATCCACAGTAGAAAAATGTTGCTGTGCGCTACCGTTAATGTTATATCCCCATCTAATCTTTAGATTTTTCAATCTTGATGTTTGATGGTATGGGATGTTTATCTTATATGACCCGTTATCAGTTTCTATTTTTATAGCCTCTGAGGAAAATATGGGAGTTTCTGGATTTACAGGAACCTCCAGTGCAGGATCTTCTGTTATGTCATAAACGGTTGCCATTACAAGGTCTCCGTCTGCATTAATGACTTCTCCGCCGTATATAATTTTAGTAGATACTGACGAGTTTGTATTTATGTGGATCTCTGCCATATTAAAGGTTTAAATTAGTTATAGAAGTCTTGTGCTTCCTTTGGTGTGGCTAATCTAAAACCTTCCTCCTTATCAAAAATTTCTTGTGCTGCTTCTTCTGACATTGCTACAAATGGATGCTGGTCTGTGAATGTAAATCCCATTGTATCGTATCTAAAATTTGCTCTTGTCATTCTAACTAAAACCAAATCTTTGTCTTGAGCTTTCTTGGGATCAAATTTTGGTAAAACTTCAATTTCTTCTTTTGCATCGTCTACGTCTTTTATTGTCTTAGAATAAACTGACCAGCTTACCCCTTCTTCTGACAGTGCTGCAATTATATCTGTCTTACTCTTTAGGCTATTTATATCTACGCCAAAGTCTTCGGCGATCTTCTTAATCTCAGCTAATTTTAATGTCTCAAATGACATATATTCTCCTTAGTCTAGGTTGTTTAATTATATCATTACTAAATTCAAATGAAAAGCCCCCAAAATTAATTGGGGGCCTTTTGTTGGTTAATTCTTAATTAAGAAGCAACCTTAACGTTCTTTACAACTACCCAAGCGTCTGCCTGCTCAATTTGAACGCCAACACGAGTATACATTGTGTACTCGATTGAGTCCTTCTTTGGCCAGAAGAATCGGTAAACTGTTACGTCACGCTTGATACCAATAACTACGTTATTTGGGAATGTCAAGTGCACGTCACCGTGTGATCCTGATGCTGCTGAGTATGAGCCATTCTGTGTCTCTGAAAGTAGAGGAACTTCAACGATTGGAATACCGAATGCGTATGGCGCAACGTATCCTGCTGGACCTGAAACAGGTGCAACTTCTCCACGGATGATGCCTGAAGCAATATCCTGTGGGTTGACGTTCTGAATGTTTTGTGATGTTGAGTATAAGTAATCCTGAATCAGGTTTGATCCTGCTAGGAAGCGAAGGTCTGTACGGCGTTGCTTGTACTTACGTGGGAGTGCCTTCAATGCGCTGTTAAATACAGCACGAGAAATTGCAGCTCCGCCAGCGTCAACTACGTGAGCGTTTGCCTTAGCCTTCTTTACTACACCATCAAATGCCTTGTAAAGCTGATCTGATGATAGTGATGTATCTCCGTTTAGGACTACATCTTCAATGTCGTTACCTGCCTGTGTTGCCATCAAGCGGGCAATGTGATCTTCTAGATCTGCACCCTCAATATTGTCTTCTAGAGACTCTGTTGATAGTTCCCAATCTAGACGTAGCTTCTTTGTTGTCAAAGAAATCTTTGAGAATGTCACTGCAGCGTTTGCGCTGTTAGTGTTATCTCCTTCTGTCGCAAGCTTCATAAGCTTTTCGCCTACGCCCATGCGATCAATTTCAGTTGTATCAGACTTCATTCTTACTGTACGTGCGACTTTACCAATTACGGTTGCGTCGAACATATAATCTAGAAAGCGGGCTGATTGTTCTGGGTTAAGAAGACCACCGTTGCCATTTTCAGACGCAGTGTGAATGCCTTCTCCACCAGTTGCTGATGCGAAAGTACCTGTAACTGTTGTATCAGCAGCTACGGCCTTTTCTAATAATTCATTGCTCATTATATTATTTCACCTACCCTTTACTTAAATAGTTCGTTTACGGAACCGAGGAAAGAACCGTTCCATTTTGATTTTTGTACTACTACATCCTGTGACCCGCCAAGGTCTGAGGACTTCTTGATTGCAGTCTCTGATTCTACTGCGTCGACACGCTTTTCTACAGTATCAATCGTGTTCTTGATATTCTCAACTGTCTTGCTGAGTTCTGTGTGTTTGTCTGCCAACTCTGAGATTTGCGCTTCTACGCTCTTGCTAAAAGATTCAACTGTTTCTTTAATAGTTGAAACCTGTGCAGCATTTACTTCTGAAGCCTTGCTTAGAGTATCTGAGAAAAAGCCTTTTAAGTCACCTAACATTTTTGCAAAATCAGGTTCATCAACAACGACCTCTGAGACGTCTGATGCTTTTTCAACGGTTTCGGCAGAAGCATCTGCTACTACATTTTTTGTAACAGTCTCTTCAACCACTACATCTTCTGCAGGAGTTGAAACTTCTACTGGAGCAGTCTCTTCGACTACTGCTGTTTCTATGTTTTCTGACACTTCATTACCTCCTTCTGCGTTTGCCTGTTTTGCAATTGTTTGTATTTCAGGCAACGTAAATCTTGACTTCTTGAATGAAGCAAGAATCTTTTCTATTTCTTTTGCTTTGTTTATGTCTTTACTTTCTACCCATCCAATTAAAACAGCTGGCTTACCAGTTGCTGGAGAGTCGTAAGATTGTTCTGTTGACATAAAAACAGAGTCGCTTTCCTCACAGTAAAATATATTTTCTGTTACGGTTTCCGCAGCTATTCCTTTAAACATTAATTGTCCATTCATTTTTTGAATAGACAAGATGTTGCAAAGTTCATTTGCTGGGGAGTCTACGACTGACAATTCCATGAGTGCGTACTGCTTAATAAAACGGACTGGCTGTCCTGTTGATTTGTTTACTTCATTTTCTGAATCAATAATTTTTCCGCCAATTGAAAATCCAGTTAATGTTCCATCTAAAACTTTTTCCCAAGTATCTTGTGCGCCCTTTGAGATGTATGCGTCTACATAAACTCCATTGTAGAACTCTCCGCTTTTTGCATCGTAGTATGTCTCTGGCTTAAAAGAAACCATTTTGCCAACTGCATTTGATCCGTGCATCTCACGTATGTTGCCACGGAAATTTTCAAATGCTCCAAGACTTGCTTCTGCTGTTACTACATCGCCTGTTTGATCAACATTGTCTAGTGTAGCAAAGCCTGAAACAGTTCTTTTCTCACGGTTAACTTTTGTAAAAGGAACCGATAGACTTATATCGTCGCCATGACTGGACCACAAAGATTTTTCAATATTCATATGCTCAATTTTATCTTTGTATTCCTAAAAATGCAAATAACTAGTTGCCTAATAATTAGGCAGTCGTTCTTCCTTCACCTTTTGGATTTCTGGCCTCCCCAGAAATATCGGGGGAATTAGAGGATCTTTCCTGGGTTCTTTGTCTTGAGTTTCCAGCCTGGGCTCTTTGTTCTGCTGCAGCCTGTGGCTTTAATTCTACAACCTCGTCTCCGCCATCCATAGGAATCATTCCTTTTCTAATTCTTACTTCATTTGGAGTGATTACCTGCATTCTTAAATATCTTTCGTCAATCTTAGACTGGGTATCTTCATCGGTTAAAGTTAATTCGTTAAACTTAAGCAATAACGCATCTGTTTTTTCTAATATTATTCTGTTGATTTTCTTTTCTAGAATATCTTGGGCTGGTCTGCATACCTGCTCTTTAAATGTCTTGTCTGCGTCTCTAGCAGAAGCCAAGCTTATTCCTTCTGGGACACCAATTTTATTAATTGGAACTCTGTGTGCTAATAGTATTTCATCTCTATTTGATTTGCGATATTTTTCAAATGAGCCTTCTTGATTTCCAGCTTCAATTGGCTCCATCTTAAATTCAACCTTAGAGTCCGAGGTGTCTGGGGGTAGGGGGACATACAGGGATCTGTGATTTTTACCTTTTAGTCCAACTTGGAAAAACTCAAGAAGCTTTCTTTCTGACTCTGGAGATAGCTTTGCTCCCTTTACTGTAATTATATATCTTGGGACCGCTTTATTTTCAAAGTAGTCTAAGTTATATTTTCCAGAAAATTCATTTCCAGCCATTGCTGTCTGAGCTGCAATGATATCTGGTATTCCATAATAGTTATTCATTGGTGTATACTTTTTTAAATGAATAATTTCATTTGGTCTTTCTAATCCACCATCAATTGGATTTGGAGTTTCTTGATCTCCAAAGTTACGGAAGTATACTGCCTTTCCGTAAAGCAATTGAATAAATCCATCACGCAATCTGCGAACACGCATTGTTTTAGATGGGATATGGCCTATGTATCCAATATTTCCAGCAACCGTTCTTCCTATTTCAATATAGGCGTTTCCAGTTGCCTCTAGGTCTGTATATGCTTTAATTAGTGTTTCTGTAAAAGTTTCTTCTTCGTTCGTTTCCTCAAGCCAATTGTCTAAATCTTGTCTTAGCTTGTTTAATTTTTTGCGAGCACGTTCTAGCTGCTTTGTATCAGATATGCTATCTAATGCATCATTTGCTTTTTTTGTTTCTACAAAAGAATATCCTAGTCCAACAATATTAGCAACCTTTGCATTAATCGCTGCGTAGTTGTACGGTGATATCTCATAAATTTTTGATAAGTACTCTAGGTTATAAACTGGCTGAACAAGGTCAAACATAGCGTAGCCAGTAACCGCTTGCTGTAATAGGTTTTGCTGTGTTCCAGTTCCTTCTTGTCCAACAAGTCTCTTTTGAATATCTCTTGAAACTTTTCTACGAAATGTTGTGCTAAGACCGCTTACCTTTTTTAACTCTTGTGCCTCTATGTTAAATGGGTCTGTGTCCACCACCACTTCTTTATTGTTAAACTTAAACCAATCGGCTGAATTTGATATGTCAATAGTCTCTGGGCTTACGTCGTCATCGTTAATGAATTCCATTTATCTCATACCACCTTTTTTTAGAGAGTCTTTGTAGACTCCAATATCTAATGGATCTGGTGTAAGGCCCCACTCTAATCTTTGTTTTTGATGCTGAAATTCTTCATCATCAATTTTTCTACGACCTGCCAAAAACTTAGGCTGTCCTTCGTATATTCCGTGTGCTCTAACTGCATCCGCCAACAGGTTTATTTTTGATCGATTGCCCTTTTTTGCTGTGATGGATAAAAAGTTTCCATCGTCGTCGCCGATCCATCTTCCATCTGGCATTTCCCAGACATAGATTCCAAGGGTGGTCTCTTCTATTACCTGCTGATTAATTCTTTTAATATCCATTGTGTATTAATTTTACCATTCTTTTTAGTTAATGTCCATATTTTGGCAAGACAATGTTCAATTTTATGAGTTTTGTAGCACGATCCAGTCATTGTTATATATATTTACTGAATTTTCTGACAGGCTTAGTGTTGATCCACTAGATTGATATTTTGATTTTTCTGTGTACATCTCGTAGTGGCTTTGAGCCATGCCAGCCCCCAAGACATAATCATATATTGTTACATATTGATATAAGGACTTCTCAGAGCCCTCCTGCCTGTAATTAAATACGATCTGCTCGGTTATTGGGTTGGTGAGGGCCAGGACTACATGGTGCAAATCCTTTGGCTTAAATATATTCGATATTTGTGTTTCAGATGTCCTGTTTACCCCATTTACATAAAGGCCAGATATGTTGTTTTTTGTAATGCTTCCATTGCTAGACCATCTAAATTCTGTACCCTCGGCTGAAAGTAAAGAACCGCTTGAAATTGTATTTGGGGTATAAAAAAATTCTATCGTGGATACAGATTTTGATGTATTGAGATTAAAGCCAGAGTCAGAATCAACCAGTATTCCATTTAAGCTATTATTACTTAAAATAGGATAAGCTTCTTCCCCAAAGTTTGCATCTAAATCTTCAATTTTTGAAATATAGGATCCGCCATTTTTAGAGTACAGTATTTGGGTATTATAAAAATTAACTTCTAGGCCATGCAACTTAGGCACATATTTTGATGAGTCTGATGAGCTGATAACGATTCTTATGTAAAAGAACTTTTGATCACTAAATTCTGCATACTTAAATTGAGGTATTGGTTCTCCATTTTTGCATTCCAAATATGTTGTGTCGTCTAAACTTGTATAAACGCTAATTCCATTTTGACCGCTCCAAAATATTCTTGAAGAGTCCATTGTGATACCAGAAGGCATAGAAATTATATCGTTTAAAATAACTTCTTTTGTTTCCTGAGTGTTTGTTTTTGACAACTCTATATAGTTTTCAGACCTATTTAAGTTTAAATCTTCATTTAAAAAATACTCCCAAGATTTATCTTTGGGATATGAAAAAGAAAAAGAATTTCTCATTGTGTTGTCGTATATATAAAAGATTTCTCCGCCGTCTGGATAGGCTACCTGTATAGGCATAACCTTGTTATTGTCTAAAAAGTGAGAGTATATCTGTCTTTCAGGCAATCCGTATCTATAAACTGCAACGTTATTAATTAAAAATTTATCAAGTATATTTTCTGTTGGGCCAGACTTTAAAGATATATCTGTATTTGTAAATGGATTAGAGGGCATTATTTTGCTAACACAAAGAATACCATCTACATAAATAAATGCTTTATTTACGCTGTATGTACAAACTATGTGCAATGACTTATTAAAATTTGGAACTGAATACTCTAAGTAATCTGTGTCCAGTCCAAAAAATATGTTACCGTTATCCCAAAAAATTCCTATATTATTTTCTTTGTCCGCAACTATCGGTGTAAGGTTGTCTGTTTCTATTTGTGGTAATATCCAGCACTCTATTGAAAAGTCATTGTCGCCATCATTAATATTTGCAAACCCGCCTTTTGCTGTTTGGCCGTAATAGTCTTTGTCTAAAGAAAATGTAATACTAGAAGAGGAAGTTACTTTTGAAGAGTACGAGCTGCCACTAACAATTGGATTCTTGTTGTCCTTTGGTCCTGAATAGGATCCATTATTCTGGCAGCCAGAATAGTCTACTGCTGTTGTGGAGCTATCGTCTAGCTTCCAAAAGCCAATTGGGCTATCTTTAAGAACCTTGTAGTAGTATGACATTTAAAAATTATACCATTTGACGGGTTAGTATCCGCCCACGTGAAATGTCTGTCCAGTTAGACTGTTTGATTTTTGATCAATCAAGATATCTACTACGTCACAGACGTCTTCTGTTGTAAATATCTTATTGCTCAATGTTTGTCCAGAGCCAAATAGTATTCTGTTAAATGTATCATCAGAAAGGTGCTTTGTCATCTCTGTCCTAATCATGCCTGGTGCTATGCAGTTTGCTCTAATTGATGTCTCTCTTAAAACCTTAGCCAAAGATCTTGTATAGCCCTTTACCGCATATTTGCTTGCTGCGTAAACAGAAATTTCTGAATTTGAATGAGCAGCTAGGCTACTTATATTTATAACTGGTGTATGAACTTTTCTATTCATAAGAGGTATAAATGCTTGACAGGTGTTTATAACACCAATAATATTTGTCCCAAACAATGATTGAATTTCTTCAGCTGACATCTTAGTCCAATCAGCAGTAAAGAAATCTTGTCCCAGCCCAGCACAATTTATTAAACCGCTAACCGTTATGCCTTGAGATTTTATTTCATTTGCAATTTCGTTAATTGCTTTTTTATCTGAGACGTCTGCTTGATAGGTTTTAAACGGTGAACCGCTTTTTGGTATGTTTCTAGATATTCCTGAAACTTCGTATCCATTCTTTAAAAGCCTATTAACAATTGCATTGCCCATACCACTGCTAGACCCTGTAACTATAAACATTATTCTGTCCCGTCTGAGTAGTATGCGTTTTTTCTATTGTGGTACCAGTTTGGCAAAGAGTATCTTGTTCCGCTTGTAACTGCGTCTACTTCATGAACGTATACAAAATTTGAAGGGAAAAACAGCAGGCTTCCAGCTTCTGGCTTGATGTCTATGCCTGCGTGAGGGAATCTAATATTTCCACCTTCATAATCATTATTTAAATACAAAAGAGCAGACAAGACTCTACTACTTATTCCATGATCAGAATGTGCTGGCAGGAATCCACTTTCTTTATACTTTAAAAGATGCATTGTTTTTTCTCTAGACTTAATATTCTTTTCTGCGTATGGGTATAAAGAGAAATAATGCTGCAGACCTTTTTCTAGTCCATCGAAAAGGATTGAAGATATTTCAAATTGTTCTTGGTAAAACAAATCTGTTTTTTGAATGTCTTCTGGCTTTGGTAAAAACTTTTGCCAACAGAAAACTGTTTTTTCTTTATTACCATGGTCATAGTCCCATGCCTGCCATGGCTTTACAGATTCAGATCTATAGGAATCAGCATTACTTCTTTTTTCTTCTAGGTCTTCTATTTTGTTAATTAAATCTGCTGGGTTATCTATTATGTTTTTATAATAAACTGCCCCTAAAGCTAATTCTTCGTAATTCATTTAGCACCCCTCAAAATCTGGATCCATGAACTCTTTTTTTGTAGATTGCATATAAAGAGCCGTGAATCTATTACCACTTGTTATTTCTTTTACCCCGTGAATATAGTTAAAACTATTGCCTGGGAAAAATATTGCTGAGTATTTCTTTGGCCTGTGCTCAAAAGATTGTCTTGGAAAATAAATCTCTCCGCCTTCATATTCATCATTTAAATATATCACAGCGCTGTATTCGATAAAAGGCTCTTTTTCTATCGCATCAATATGTGGTGCTCCACTTTGGCCAGGATTCCAGAATGAACCAAAAGCTTTTGTAACAATTACATCTTTTTCTAATTCAAAAAATTCTTTCTGTATCCTATTTGCATCGACTGCATATTTCTTTAATAGCGACATAACTGTTTTGTTATAAGGGAAGGCAGTACCGCCGTTTCTATCTTTATAGTATGATGGATACTCGTTTATCTCTGACGGCCTCTTCATCTCATTGATTAAAACATTTGCGTCTTCTTCTGTTATAAAGTCTTCTACTATTTTTATTAACATTACCTAAGCTCCTTAACTTTATTAATATATCTTAAGCCGCCAATTTTATCAGTTTGAGATTGAGCTGGGTCATACGCAACATCGTTATCTTCAAACGGCAATTGCTCTATGTCTAAGCCAAAATGCTTTTTGACCTCATCCTTATACAGATCAACAAATTTATTATAATTATGGTTTAAAGAAAACGGTGTATATTCTTTTTCTAGATCAGATCTATGTATAGATAAATACTCGTCTGGGAAGTTATACATCTTTATACCATTATTTATCATATCTATCGAGATAGACTCTTCTTCTCCATTATATTTTAAGTATTTAGGATACTCTATCTTTTTAAAATCTTCAGTAAGTCCAAATAGAAAATTTCTATCTATATATTTTATCTCATTAAACTCTTTTGATGGTGTTCTTGTTGCTGATAAATGGAACCAGTTCTTATTCTTTAACGAGACAGTAGAGTTTCCAGTTAGAATTGAATTTTTATTCTTTGATATGAAATCTATTGCATATTCGTCCCAATTTTGTATTAAGCTCAAGTCATCTTCAACCTGCATATAATATGTTTTATTTAAAATATTTAATGCCTGTTGCTTATACTCAATTGGGCTTTTAATTGAGTCCCATTTAACATAGTTGTATGAAGTAGAGTGATAAGATTCTGGCTCGGCAAAACCTCTTGTTCTATCCAAATTGTTTTGGTCTATGACATAGAAATACAAAATATTCTTTTTACTAGACTTTTCTTTTATTTCTTCTATTAAGTCTAATAGCTTTTTATTTTGATATGAGTATATACAAATTCCAATAGTGCTTGTCACAGCAATGGTATCCAGTGTTGTGGTTCTGCTTTATTGGCAATTAAGCTTTTTAGTGGAACTATATCGTACGCAATAGTTACTCTAGGGCCTTCCCAGTCCCAGTCTCCCATTGCATGTGGGTGTCCCATTTCCGAGATAATCATTCTGTTATTCTTGTTATGATTTTCTACTTTGTTTCCAAAAACGCTATAATACGTAGTTGAAGGCTCTGCATTTACCGAATAGTAACCGTGAAAATAGGGGGCATAAGGGCCACCGTGATCATGCCAATCAAGCTTGCCACTATGATTGTAATTAATATTAAACCAACCCTGGACCATGTATCTTTGCTCTTCAAAGTTGACACCATAGTACTCACAGGCTTCTTTAATAGTTTCCGATATATTCTTATACAGCTTATAAATAGACTCATGATAAAACTGAAAAACATTGTACTCTCTCCATTTTATTGTCGACACGCTATCGGATGATAGCCAGTGATCTCTTGGCGTAACCTTTGTTATTCCAGACAACTTAAGGTTTTCCATGTTAGCATATTGATTTTGCAAAAACTCTGCAAGCTCTGGGAGATCGTTGTCTAGGTATCTCTCAAAAAACTTATGTTCTTTGCCTGTTGGCTGGTTCATATACATATTTTCCATTTATATTTTCCCTCTATATTGTTTCCGTTGCCATATTATATTTTTATAATATGCATATATTAAAGATCTTCTTTTTTCGTCCTTGATTTGGTTTTGCTCTATATTGTCATTTGAATAATCTATTTCAAGAGACCATTCTTCTCTTTTAATAGGAATCATTTGAAATATAGGAGTTCCTTTAGGTATTATACCAATAAAGTTGCGTTTTAGGAAGAAGGACGTAAATACTGGGGTATGCCATAAATCTGAGTCTATGATTCCGCTCATTGTGGTAAATGGCAAGTCATGCCTATTTAACGGATGTGTTATTAATAAAGAATATCCCTTTGGCGTTTCTGAGTACCAGTTAACCTTCCACCCATAATGCATTGGGTGATGTTGGGTGGGCACTGGGACATCTATCATCAATCTTTTATCTACTATCATATTATCGCCTTCCCAAGAAAGTACTGGGAAGCCATTCTTATCTTGACTTACATGAAGATCGTAGTCTAAGGTGTACATATATCCAGAAGTCAATGCATCAAAAAATGGCATACATAGCTTTGTCGAGGCTGCGCTTCCGTCGGTACCTCTGTCATTTACTGGGTATAGCTTGCTAATACTATTTGATTTATGAAACTTAGATAGTTTTTTATACCAAGAAGGAATATGTCTTTTTGCTTCTTGTGGTTCATTAAAACAACTATAGTCTGTAAAGCTGTTTATGTCTGTAATGAAGGCTGGAGAGAACTTAACCCTTAGTTCTTTTTTTCTCATACTCCCCTATAATTCTTTTAATTGTTTTCCTATCAGATTCTATTTGTATATCAAATAGGTAAGATCCTCTTTTTATTAAACCGCATATGTTATCTTCCATATGTTTATCAGATGTTGTAAAATAAAAATCAACAAAATTAGCTTCTTTTATTATAACATTTTCATTTGTTTTTGTAAAATAATCTTCTTTTTCTATTGCTACAATAGAAGAATTTTCTAAGTTTGTTTTTACCGTATACTTTATATCCATGTCTAAAAACCATGGTATAAACATTTTAAAAACTCTATCGGACATAGGGTTTATTTTATCTATATTGTATATATTTGAAGATGGATAAAACTGTCTTAGCCAGCATTTATCCGTAGCATACAGCAAGCTATTTATTGGATTAGATTTAAATATTCCTTTGTGTCCCATCATTGGGTCTGCTATCTGTATTAATATGTCTGCATAGTTACTATATCTTAAATAAATCTGAGTGTCTGAAATTTTTATAACTTCTGGTGGATCTGAAAAATTAGCAACATACATGTTGACTGGCTTAAGTATTGCTTTCTTGTATGCCTTATTGTTTTTTACACATGACCAATTTTTCCATTTTGGCAAAAGGTTAGAAAAATTAACTATTTGCTCAAAGCTCATGTTAGACATCAAGCCCCAGGATTCTGACTCGAATGGGACCCTGTTAATTACTTTGGTGCTCATTTATATGTTTTCTTTTTCCAAAACTTCATCCTGTATCCATTTTGAAAAACTGATCTTACACCTAAGTTCTTTTCTTTTATCATAAAATCAGAATCTTTTTCTTTATTAATAGAGCTTTGCCAGTCATCTCTTTTAAATGGAATGACCTGCATAATTGGAGTCCCCTGCTTAATAATTCCCTTAAATCCCTTTTTAACAAAAAAAGATAAATATCCATCAGAAGGATATTCGTCTGTATCTATTACCCCTGGGACCGCCTTGATAGGAGAATCTTCTCCGTGCATAGGAGCAACAAATAAAGAGCTGTATCCTGTTTCTGTTTGAACCAACCACATTGGGTGTATCCTCACAACCTCTGGGTGAAAGTAATCTGGTATCGGGTACTTGGCCATTTGTTCTTTTAAATGGTTTGCAACAAGGTGTTGCTGCATTCCCATTATATCCGAAGTTAGCTGAACATGTAGCTTTTCGCCTGTTGCATCTATTGATATGTCTGCTGGGCACTTTAGGTAGTAGCCGAATGTCATTGCATCAAATACCGACTGACATTTTTTAACTGTAAGCATCATTGTTCCACTATAGACATTTTGATCATTATTTAAATGGCTTTCTTGTGACTTCCACCACTCTGGTATTGCCGATACGACACTAACTGGCTCTGGAAATACCTTACTATATAGTCTAAATTTTGGAATAAACTCTATATTAATCATGAAAGCGGTATCCATTTCTGATAGTACTGTCTGTAGAGATACTCTAGGGGAGAAATATTAAAAGATAGCATTACGAAATCATTGCTTATTTGATTAAATAATATCTTTGCTGATGACTCCAGGAATATTAATTGTCCAGGTACTAGATCAACTTTTTCATCATTAATAAACATTTCATCGTTATTTGACGACAATATATAAAACCCTACAAATGTTGTTTTATAGTTTGGGGCAAAGTTTACATATGTATTTAATGGAACAGTTTCGTTTTTAACTATATTCCCTAATAGGTAAAAATAGTTTCTTTCAAAATTAACATTTGACTCTCTGCAAAATTCTTTTGCAATGTCGTTAATTTCTTTATACAGAATATGTATATTTCTACTATACATTGAAAAAAAGTTAAAGGTTCTATAATCAATTAGTGATACTTTTTTAGGCTTAAATCCAAGCTTTAGCCCAGGATTAAACTTGTACACATACTCATGCATTTCCGCAAGCATTCTATTGTATTCGGATAGCAAAGTTTTATTGTTTATGTTATTAATATTTTTTATCATTTGGCTCCCAAACGCTCATGGAATGAAACAGGGCAGGAAAAACAGGGTCTTTATATATTACTAAGTCTGCTGGCATATTTATCTGTGGCAGTTCTCCTGGAGTCATCCCGCCCTTAACTACCTTTTCTGCTTTTTTGCCAGTCAAGTTAAACCTTTTTTTGGCTGAAGCTGCTACCATATTTAATCCGCTTAAAGCTACTGCTTGTGTGCCTTGGGTATATCCTGGACCAAGTCTAGGTAATATATTAAAAAAACTACACCATATTGGATAGCCAATAAGAGATAGAGACTCCATATATTTCTTTTTTCTATGAAGCGGGCTTGTATAAAACCTATCTGTTATTGCAGTATAATGATCTTTATCGTATCCGTCTATAATAATTGTAGCCCATGAAACTGGATAGTCATTATTAATAAATCCAGACATTACAATAGTGCCAGACTCGTTATCTGTATTTTTATACAAGCATTCTATTGCTTGAGAATTACCTTTATCTGTAAATACAGTGTATTGAGCCCAGGTTCCTTCTATATACTTAGGATACCTTCTAAAGCTTGGTATAGGTTTTCCATCAAAATATTTAGCACCAGAAATGCCCATTCTATGTGCTTTTTTTAATTTTTCAAACAAGTTAATTCCTGACTACTGTTGGTCTTGAGAATCTCTCCATTGTTGATACATTGCGTCTAGCTTATCGCTAAATGTTTCGTCGCTAGAAGTTAACACGTTTGGATCATCTATTGCTCTGTAAGAGTCGTGTACTAATGCGTTGTCTGTAAAGAATACATCGTATGGTTCAACGTCAATTGAAACCAAAAGTTCTCTCTGATCTGTAATCTTGTAGTCTGTAATTGCCACCCAGTCTGACTCTGATGGTGAGAAGATTAAATCTGTCTCTAAAACCTCTGCAGAAGGCTGGAATTGAATCTCGTTGTTTCTTTTAATTAAAACAAAGTGTTGCTTTGAGTACTTATTTCCATTAATAACAACAGCACCCTCTTGAGAAATTCTTGCTGCCATTGCAACAATAGTTGTTTCTACATCCTGAGATATACTTGCGCTATTTGAAGACCAATTTTGTAAATACTCTAATATTGCTGTATTCGAAACATCAATACCTTCGATATTTGCAGAGTAAAGAACATCTCCTACGCTCAAATTGTGAGCTAGAATTAGTCCCTCTGGCACCTTAGACTTAATAATTGTTTCTGCTCCTACCGACTTAGGAGTAAACCCAAATGGTGTAAACCCGAATGGAGTAAACCCAAATGGTGTAAACCCGAATGGTGTAAATCCGAATGGAGTGAACCCAAATGGGGTAAATCCGAATGGTGAGAAGCTAAATGGTGTTGTGGTAATTTGATTTGAATTAGAGCTATATGAAGAAAACCCGTTATCATTTTGAGCTCTTACTCTAATGGTTTGGGCTTCGTTTCCATTTTCAGAAACATTTGCAGAGAATGTATTTGCATTGTATGAGTAAGTATCATTTTCATGATCAATTAAAGAATAGCCTGTGATGCCCTTTCCACCGTTTGATGATGGTGCTGACCAGGATACTGCGTTTGTTTCTGCTCCGTTATTTGAGAGACTTGGGGCATTTGGTGTACTTGGGACAGTTGTTGCTGTAATTGAATTACTTGCATCTGAAGGAACTGAGTTTCCTACTGCATTTGTAGCTATAACTGTAAATGTATAGCCAGTTGTAGACTGTAGACCTTCTACTGTAATAGGAGAAGCAGATCCAGAGCCAGTGTAGTTTCCTGGATTTGATGTGACTGTATATGAAGTAGCTGGTGGAGAATCTACACTCATTGTAAATGATACGGATGCAGCTCCATTATTAAACGGTCTATTTGTTCCTATATCTGTTGCTGTTCCTATAATTGGCTTAAATGGCTCTAAAAAGTCATTAGCCGATTGGCTCATTCTACCTGCTTGCTTTGACATGTATGTTCTCCCCTATTATTTCTTTAAGCTAAAAGATCTCCAAAAACTAACCAACCGCTTGGAGTTTTCATTGCTGTTACTACTGAGTTTGTGTTTCTGAATTTTAAGCCTGGTGTACCAACAACGCCGTTTGTTGAAGCAAATGATGCTCCAGTTCCTGACGCTTGGTAGAAGTCAATTGATTGACCAGTTGAATATCCAGATGAAGGAAGAGTAATTTGTACCGCTCCACTTATTGGGATAAACTTATCTTGCTCGCCAGATGCGAGTGTCTCTGATGATGTTCTCTCTGTTCCAAATGTTGTTATAGATGGAACACCAATCTTTGTCTGTGTTCCGTCTGAGAATGCGATTCCAGATGCTGACACAGTCACTGTGCCAGTAAATGTCGGAGCATTAATTGGGGCCTTAGTATCTATTTGAGTTTGAATTGCTGATGTAACTCCATTTAGATATCCAAACTCTGTATTTGAAACATCTCCTACCGTTAATGATGATGCATTTATTGCTGCAACTTGTAGGTCTGAATATTCAATACCTGCTTCTGCGAAATTTACAGTTGAAGTTGGCTTTGTTGATGCATGCTTAAATGCTTTAATAACGCCGTCGGAGGCATCACGGACAATACCTGAATATTTAGTGTTGCCACCAATAGTGTATTCTCCAATAAAACCTAGGTCAACAATATCTGATGCGTTGTTGTCTCCTGTGAAAATTAGTGGATCTGTTACTGAGAGGTTTGATGTTTCTACAGTTGTTCCTTCTCCTCCGAAAACAATAGTTCCTTCAATTGTAACATCTCCGTTAATATTCAGGTCTCCCTGAATACCAACTCCACCAACTACGGTTAATGCACCTGTTGTTGGTGATGTAGAAGGTGTATCAATTTCAATGTGAACATTTTCATCTGGGAAAATAGTCATTTGTGTATTGTTTGACTGTAATCCTCCTGCAGCAAAAACAATGTGGTTGTGTGTTCCATTAGCACCAGTTGCAATTACAAGATTTCCGTTTCCAGCTGTTCCTACTGGGGCTTCCATAAATATGTATCCGTCATTTCCGCCAGTTATCGTAAAGTCTGGGTCTGCGAATGTTGGTGCGGTAATTCCGATGTTTACCCATCCAGAAGCATCGTTTCCATTTGAAGAGTATAAAATCACATCTGTAGATGAATTTGGTGCATCTGTTGTATTTTTAACTGCAACTTGTGCATAATCATTTGCTGCAGTTGAAAACACTGCAATTGGGTTTGTATAATCATCGTCTGTTCTTAAATCTTTTGCATCTGCTCCGACATTGAAGTCATTTGTAGATACCTCTAAACTATCTGTAGCTATTGCATTCCCACCGTCAGACATTGCTGCGACAGCATCTGCTGTAGATCTTACTGATGTGTAGTACTTGTTTGTTGTACCCTCTTCAATATCATCAGTATCTAATGCATTTATAGCATCTGTAGTAAATGTTTGTGCTGCTGTAATTGCATCTGCTTCTGCTGTGTCTGCGTATGATTTTGTTGCTAGAAGTGCTGTATCAGCAATTCCATGAACATTTTGAGTTACAGATGCATGTGTTGATATTTTAGAATCTGCGGTGCTGTCTGCATAAATTTCTGTGTTGCTAATTTCGTTGTCAACATATTGCTTAGTTGATGCCTCTAAATTATTTTGTGGGCTTCCACTTAGTACTAGTGCTCCAGTCATTGTAGAACCAGTTTTTAGCATTAAATCTGCTGTATTTGAAATTCCGTGGACGTTAGTTTCTGTACCATTATGTGTGGTAATTGCATTCCCAATAGACTCAGACACCTCGCTGTTTGTTACTAATAATGTTGTATCTGGAATGCCGTGAACATTTGTTGTTGATGTAGAGTGGGTCATTCCAGCTTGTGTAATAACTCCCAATGCATTTGTCATAGTTGCTGCATAATTTTCATCTTCGCCTATAGCTTCCGCCAACTCATTTAAAGTATTAAGTGTTTCTGGTGCAGAGTCAACAAGTTCAGCAACTTTATTGTCTACATATGAAGTTAAGGCTAATGTACCTGAAGCGTTTGGCAAAGTAACTGTGCGGTCTGCTGTTGGGTCCCCAGCCTCTAATACTGTTTCAAACTCATTATTTGTTGTGCCTTCAAAAGTAATAAAGTGTGGTGATGGAAGATAGATTCCATGAATACGTGGAGTGCCACCAGTTGCTGTAATCTCTCCTCCGTTAATTGTTGGAGTTGTTAAAGTCTTATCTGATAGGGTTTGTTGTCCAGCTAAAGTGACTACGGTATGATTTCCGTTTCCAATTGGTATTGTTGTAGAGTTTCCACTATGGCTAAGCTTTATATCGGTGCTGTCTATCTCAATTGTGGCTGTGTCTAAATAGAGTGTTGTGCCAGATAGATACAAATCTTTAAACTTATTTTCAGGGGATCCCAAATCGTATGTGGCATCAGATGAAGGAATAATATCTCCTCCAACTGTTGCTCCATTTATAATAGGGCTTGTTAAAGTTTTATTTGATAAAGTTTGTGCTGTATCTGTTCCAACAACTGTTGTAGTTGCATCTGGGAAGGTGATAGTTCTGTTTGCTGTTGGGTCTGTTACTGCAAGTGTAGTTTCAAAATCATTACCTGTTGTGCCCTCTAATATAATGCTTGACTTTGGAACAAGTAGGTTGCCGTTAGCATCTAGCTTTGCTGGTCCGCCTGCATTTCCTACATCTGCTAGTAAAACATAATCAGATGTTACTGTATTTTGTAATCCGCCAACTGCGTTATCTACATATGAATTTGTGGCAATAACATTTGTATCAACTGTGATAGAAATTGTATTTGTAACGTCATTGTAAGACTTTGTAAGACCTGAGCCCATTGAAAGAGCTTGATCAATTGCATCTTGTGCAATTTCGGTAATGGCTGGCGAGTCAGCGGCTATGTATGAAAGACTAGTCCATGCTGTGTTGCCAGTTCCAATTTTTAACTTACGAGTGTCTGTTTCAACACCCATTTCTCCTGCTGCTAGAGTAGGATTTACTGAGGTCCACTCTGCTGCTGTGCCTCTTCTTACTTGAATTCTTACTGTTGACATATTTATTACCCCTTATTTGCTAATTATAGCATTATTTTGTTTAAACTAGAACCCCAGAATCAAATATAATTCCATATACTGAAGTCGATGGAGATCCACCGTCAGCAAATTTAGTTGCTGTGGTGTTTACTCCGTTTGCCTGTACTGTGTATATTGGAAGTCCATTATAATCTATTGCTAATCCAACATCCATAAACCCAATTTCTGTTGAGTTGTCTGGAATATCTGAGACAAAAGCTATAGGACTCCAAGTTCCATTTAACTGGATTTGTAGCTTATTTGTTGCTGTATCAAATCTTAAGGGGGTTGTTCCCAATATAACGTCAGAACCAAATGTGGCATCTCCTGCGACATCGATTCCATTCTTAACTTTAAAGTTCTTATCTGTTGTTGACATTTAAGTTCACATATCCCCTAATTGTTTTGGTGGGGTTTTGAAAGGACCCCCTACCTTTATTTAATTATTTAATTAATGTTGCTACTACTGTTACTGTTGTATTTGCATGAACAGTGTCTACTTCTATTGCAAGATTTCCATTTAGGTAAGATGCTCCAACTGATCCAAGAGACCCGTTGGTTCCGACCATACCAAATTCTGTTATTGCTATATTGTTTGATGAATCTGTAGTTAGTAGAACTTCTGAAATCTGTGAGTGTGTTGCTGTTGCAAACTTAACCCAAGCTTTTGCTGTTCCGTAGTCTGACTTAGACCATGACATTACTGATGATCCTGTTTGAGCTGTAGGAACTACTCCTTGAGCTGCTCTTTGGGAGCTAAGATCATTTATGTTTAAAGCTGTAAACTCTGTTGTTCCGTCTAGAACATCGTCAAGTGCTGCTTGAGCTGTGGCTTCTGCTGCAGACTGTGCTGCGTTTGCCTTGCTTGTTGCATCTGCTGATGCAGTTGCTTCTGCTGCAGTCTGTGCAGCGTTAGCCTTTGAAGTAGCATCTGCTGAGGCTGTAGCCTCTGCTGCAGTCTGTGCTGCTGATGCATAACCCTGTGCTGCTGTGTCAAGATCAGAAATTTCTGAGTTAACATATGATGTGTCAGCCTTTGTTCCAACTAATGTTGTGAGGTTTGTAATTGTATCTGGTGAATCACCAAGTGCTTCTGCCAGTTCGTTAAGTGTGTTTAAAAGTTCTGGTGCTGAATCAACAAGTGCTGAAACTGCTCCATCTGTGTAAAGGTTTGCTGCTGCTTGTGCTGCGTTTGCCTTAGAAGTAGCGTCTAGTGCTGCTGCAGTGATTGCTGCTGCTTCTGCAGCGTTAGCCTTTGATGTTGCATCTGCTGATGCAGTTGCTTCTGCTGCTGCTTGTGCTGCGTTAGCCTTAGAAGTAGCATCGGTTGCTGCTGCAGACTGTGCTGCGTTTGCCTTGCTTGTTGCATCTGCTGATGCAGTTGCTTCTGCTGCAGTCTGTGCAGCGTTAGCCTTTGAAGTAGCATC